CGTTGTAGCGTAGCCCATTTTATAGAGTTTTTGGGTTTCCGCCGAAATGTTTTTCTTCTCGTAGAATGAGTAGTTCGGAAGAAGCCTTTCCAAGCATTTTGGGTCGTAAGTTTTGGCCATAAGGAATTTTGGGCGGGGGCAGTAAATGGCGGGTTGTTTTTCGCAATTTATAATTTCTAGAATGGTTTTGGGGTTATTTGTTCCAAGCGTTTTGGCGACAAGATCATAGAGAGAAAACCCTTTATCTTCGGCGTAGTCTTTGCACCAGCCAGAATCTTTCCAGACTTTTAAGGTGTTTGGGGCATCGCCGCCGCGATAAATTGCTCGCGTGCGAACATAAGAACCGAAGTCTTGAAGAGGGTAGTTGAGTGTTTGAAGAACTTCGCAGACTTTGCCTGCGGGGTAGGTTTTGTATTCTTTTTTAGAAGCTGGTTGGCTCATTGGAGTGAGAACGTTCTAGTGAACCAAGATTATTACGATACGGAGCAGACAAACGCAAGTCTCCTTTTTCTGTAATCTTAAAGTTTTTGAATTCAAGGTGAATGAAATTCTTTTCCAACTTGTCTCCAATTTTTACTGGTTCTAGTTCACCAGAAACATCTTCTCCTAAATGTCGGGCCGCAAAACAGATCAACTTGTGAGTCCCAAATTGCTCGCCATCTTCCAAAATTTCGTCCATTGTTTTCTTTCGTAGGAGAAACATGTGAGAACAATACTGAATAATACGATCTGACAAGCTGACAACACTTTCGTCGTCTGTGATATGTTCTTTTTTCTTGTTGGTAACAATGCCAGAGCGATTGCTTTGAACACTGGTGAACATGCTTACCATTGGCTTGTTGTCGAAAATAATTTCTTTGGCGATGAGCTTTTTAAACTTATCAACAATTTCGCCCACAACTTGCCATTCTGTAAGATTGCCGTTTAATTGGCCAGTTGTTTTAAGGTAGTCGAATGAGATGATCATTCTCTTTCCGCGCCCGACTTTGTTGTAGTAAAATCTTTTGGCAAAGGCCACCATTTCATCCGCTGGCATTCCGCCAACGCAATAGTAATAAAAACGCAATTTTTTAATACGCTTCCAGACGGCGCGAACCTTATTAACGATTTCTTCGCCAGCTTGTCTCCATTTGCCCGTTTCCAAGAGATAAAGCGGAACGCCCGAAAGCGATGACGCTTGGCGGAAAATTAGCTCTTGTTCGCTCATTTCGCCGTTATCCAAGTGAAGAACATCTACGTCATATTTATCGGCAACATAGGTTGTATAATCCATTGCCAAAGTGCTTTTGCCACCTTTAGCGCGAGCGCAAATTACCGTCACGTTTCCTTCGCGAACAAGAGAGCCGTAGATTTTGTTGACTGTTGGAAACGGCCCAAGCATTCCAAAATCTGTGACTGGATTATTGCCGCGTTCTTCAATGACGCTTTCCATTTTTTCGTAAATGTTAGACGGCGCATTTTCGCCGCTATCAAATACGTTCATTTGGCTGTTGATTTCTTTATCAACAATTTCTTCTAGTTCAACAAGAGAGGTCGAACGGTCAGCTTTTTTGAGCTTTTCTGACGCTTTTTCCATCGCGTCTAAAAGTTTTCGGCGCAGGCTTAGTTTTTTAAGCTCTACCGCCGCTTTATAAACGGAGCCTTCTGGGATGTTTCTAAGGGCCAAACTTTCAACAAATTGGCCGACTGGAATATCCTCATCAAACTTGATTCCCAAGCCCTCTAATCGTTGGGCAATAATCATTGCATCAACAGAGTCGCCTTCGCCTTTTTCTACTGCTTGACGAATGAGAGAAAGAATCGTTCGGCGCAACAACGAATCTTCGCTATAAATATCGCTCTCTGAAAAGAAGCTTTGAATGGCCAGATATTCATTTGGCTTACGGAGCAAGCCAGCGAGAAGGTGGGTTTCTAGTTTTTGGTCAAAAATCATGTTTTAATCTTCTTCTACGTCTCCACGTTTACCAACTACTGACTCTTGTTCGTCCATAGCAACAAGATAGGTTTCGGCTTTTTTTCTCATTGCATCCAGCATTGCGGCGTTTTGGCATCTGATATATTGGCGCGTGCTTCCGTTCTCGTCAACATAAAAGACCATGCAGCCTTTGTAATTTTCGCCGTCTCCTGTTAAATCGTAAAGCTTTTCTAAGAAGCTAGGGGGAATTGTGAATGCCATGTACGATACTAACGCTTTAGGCAAAGGGTTATTACCTAGAAAGGTTCTGCAATAAGTTTTCGTTTTTTAGCTTCTCTTTTGGCAAATGGCTTGCAAGCGGCTTGATGGATTAATGCGTATCCACAATACGGCTTATCATTTAAGACGAAAAGAATTTCCTCATCAGAGGCGGCCCTATAATAAAGGATTTTGTGTTTTTTTAATTTGTATCCGCCAATTTTCATAACTCTATTCCTCTCTCTAAAAAGAATTCGTAAGTGAAATCATCTTCTGAATAAGTTTCTACGAGAGTAAAACCGTTAAGTTCTGCCCATTCATGCTTCTTCATGTCTCTTTTAATTTGACCCAAAAACTTACCAACTCTTGATCCGTGAAAGTGTTTGACGAATTTTTGGTGTTGAACGCCTTGGTGTTCAATAATTATCTTCTTTGAAAAATTGATCAAGTCAAACGTCATTTTTGACCCGACAACAGGAAATTCCTCGCATACAATATCTCCCGACCAATAGCGATACAAGAACCGCTTAAGGGCCGTTTGACCCTTAGAGCGTGTGCCGCCGTTCCAGTCCACTAGATATTTGGTTAGGCTTTTGGACTTTTTGCGGCCTTTTAGGTCAAGAAAGGTCATGATACGTCGATCATTTTTTTGATCTTGGTGTAGAAGTGGTTTTTGATTGGTTCATTCTCCTCAATCAAGGCGTAGAGGTTGTTAATGCCTTGGATTTTTTCGGGCAATTCTAGGCCAGCGGCTTTGGCTTCTTCCAAGATTTCTGATTCAAAAGCGAGCCAACTGCTGCTTTTCACCAACATTTGATAGGAGAGCATGAAGTCGGCAATTTCTTTGCTTTGCCAAACAGCGTTGCCGATAACGCCTTTTTTCACAGGGTATGAGATGATTGTTCCAGTAACATCATTAGCTGATTTGCGAATTGCTACATTTGCCCATACGCCTAGAATTTTGTTGGTTACAGGGTCGGGTTTTTCTTTTTCCTTTTCCAAGATAAGGTCTTTGCCATATCTTGGCTGATATTCAAGAACGTAATCCGCTTGGTGGCTGATAGATGATCCGCCCGAAGAACTAGCTTGGCGAGGGACATTCGGTGAGTATGGGTCTAGCTTAATTTCAGCGGCATATTGGCCCGTAACCATGAGCAATGCGTCGTAGTGGCTTACTGGCAGTGCCAAATGTCGGAAAAGAAGTTTTGTCAAAAGGGGAACGCCAGCAACTTTTGGAGAGCCGTCAAAACCCTTGTCAAGGTCTGCTTTCAAGATTAGGCCGTCCATTGAGTCAATGATTACGCAAATATGTTCGCCATTCTGATAGCCAGTTTTAATTGTTTCTAGAACAACCTTGGCAACAGTTTCAAACACATTGCATGAAAGAACAAAAACTGAACCATATTCCCATTCCTCGGCGGAATGAACAAATTTCATGCCAGTTCTAGCCATCATTTCGGGCGAAAGTCGGCCTTCTGCTTTGACAAAGATTGTTTTAGCTTTGTCCATCGTCTTCATGTAATTGTCGGCAATAACAAAGGCGGAGCTTGTTTTGCCAAGTTCTTGACCCTTGCCAACAAGGCGAACAACCATTCCACTGCGAATTTTAACTGCCGAATCAAGAAGAAGCGAACCAGTTGAAATCACTTTACCATCAGCAATTACGTCGTTGTAAACGTCAACTTTAATATCTTTGTCTTTGAGTAGGCCAGCTAAAGCATCTGAGGCTGTTTTTGTTGGCTTGTCTTCGGCGGGTTTTAGGATTTTTTTGATTGTGGCCATGTGTATTAGTGGGGGATTTCTTTGCTGTTTGGGGTGTAGGTAGTTCTATCCCCGAATTTTGATTCGTTTCCTAGTATATTAACTAACTCGTCTTCTGTCAAGACTTTTGCGGCCAATTTTTTGATGAGTTCTAATAGTGTGGTGGTATTTTCCAGTTCATATCTAGGATTCTCTTCGTCCCAATCTGCTACGTTAATAAGCATTGGTTCGGGCAGCATTTCGTCCAAAAATGCTAGTTTGCTGATAGTAATGGAGGATTTTCCTTGGGTTTTAATCATAGGAATTTGTATTCTTTAAGACCTTTGAAGACTGAGACTTCTTTTGCCTTCTTTTCTCCAGAAAGAAGGTCAGTGTATTCTACAAGATAATAGTTGAATACTTCGTGGCCATGTGGAATTTCAATCTCCTCCCGCCGAAGGAAGGTTCTTTTCGTCTCTTTCCAGATTCTTCTTTTGAAGAGGTTTTTGAGCAGATTAATCATGATAGTATTTCTCTTAACGACTTTTTTTTCTCTATTTTCAAATCTTCGCCCGATTTTTCGCCCAAGGTTATCGTTTCGTGAGTTGGTGGGACATAAAGATACACCCGATAACGGCGTTCCAAATCAAGCATAAGATCATCGCAGAATAGAACGGCCAGCGATTGCCACTTCTTGCTGTATTTTAGTTGATTTAGGAAGGGGAGGGGGAATTTTTCTTCTAGCTTTTTGAGAATGCTGCATTCTTTGATGAGCCAAAGTTTAATGTTTTGAGACGGTTTCTCAACAAGGCGTTCGATTAGCTTGTGTTTGTTAATCGGCGGAAGTTTGGGGGGCTTCGGCGGTTTGGGAATTTTGGGCTTTTTAGGGCGCGGCATGTTAATTTACGTCGCAAACCTCCAATGTTTTAAATTCTTCTTCATCTGCTGCGGCCCTATAAATTGCTCTAAAGGAGTTGCCATGAATGCCTCTCCAATGGGTTACTAATCCGCCCCCTTCTTTATTTAGAAGAACAAATTCCATATCCTCAATATGAGGATACTTAAACCTTGCGCCAAGTGGTAGAGATGATAGTTTCATTGTGCTATTGTAGCCCAAAGAAACAACTTGTCAAGGATTATTTATATCCCAATCTACCATTTCCCAGATAATGTCTTCCAGTGTTTTTTCTGGTTTCCAACCCAACTCTTTTCTGATTTTGTTTGAATTGCCGAATAAAAAATCCACGTCACTTGGCCGAAAAAACTTTTGGTCGATAGAGACTAGAACGATTTTTTTCTTTGTAGCCAAACCGTTCTCATCCGTGAGAATGTATTCCTCATCTAACGGTTCTCCTGTCAAGTTATGCCAGCAACCTTTGATTCCAGCGGCAAAAAACGCTTTTTCAACAAATTCTCGAATAGAGTGAGTGTCATTTTCAGAGATAACGTAGGGTTTCGGCGGCGATTCTTGATTCGCTACTAACCAAAGAGCCTTGGCAACATCTGCCGCGTGTTGCCAAGAGCGGTAGCTGTTCAAATTACCTAGCTTGATTGGCTCAAAATCCTTACTGTCTTTTAGGGAGTGGTAAATGCGGGCTACCCCCTTTGTGATTTTGCGAGTAACATACTTTTCTCCACGAAGTTTAGATTCAAAATTGAATGTCCAAGGTTGGACGGCATAAAGTCCGTAACTTTCCCTATAAATGTCAGTCATATAGCGAGCATAGCTTTTGCTGGCGGCATAAGGCGATTTGGGCGAAATAATTGTTGATTCGTCTTGGGATTTTTGGCCATCTTTTAGGGTGCAACCTAATTCTTCGCTAGTCCCAAGGTTTACAAAGCGACACTTCGGGCAGTATTTTCTAACTGCTTCAAGCAGTTTAGCAACGCCAAGTCCGTTCGTAATCAAATGCGATTCAAAAACCGACCAACTTTCCCCAACGTAGGCGTTCGCTCCAGTGTTGAAAATATAGTCTGGCTTATGTTTTTCAATTACTGAATCAATAGATGCGCCATCTGTCAAGTCAAGAAGTTCCGTGATTACCTTGCTATCGTCAAAAATAAATTCCTGCTTGTCGTAACTTTTGTGACGAATGGTGGCCAAGATTTCAAAACTCGGATGCTCGTCTTGAAAGAACTTAATGAGATGTTGACCTAACTGCCCGTTTTTACCTGTAATTAAAACCTTAGTCATAAAACATAATAACATCAACTCCTGACATATAACGCATCTCCCCAAGGATGATTCTCCCAAAATACTGTTTCGGCCCGAATAAATCCTAGTGGCGCGAGATATTCATCAATTTGATCAACCAAAGCACAACCCTTGTAAACTTCGCGGCTATTGATTTCTGTGTAGATAAACTGAACACTGGCTAGTTCTTTAAACCCTTTTAGGGCCAAAAGTTCGGCTCCTTGAATATCGAGATTGAGGAGGTCGATTTTCGGACTCTCAACTTCGGCCAAAATTGAGGAAATGGTTTTAGTTTGCCGCTTCTCCGCACTCGTGTAAACTACATCTGGAAACAGGGATGAATGTTCACCTAGCTCCAAAATAGACGATGACTGGTTATTATTGGAGGTGTGGAATGTAACGGTGTCTTCGTCACGTTCGCCAACAACTTCGCAGAAAACCTTGTTTGATGGATTTTTGCAAACATGTTCAGCCAATTTTAAATCGTAGGCAAGCGATTTATTAGCCTCGACCCAATAAATGGTATCCGCTCCAAGACTTTTGTATAAAGGATATTCTTCTGCCCTATGTGCCCCGACATGTAAAATTGCCTTGGGATAAATTCCGTATTTTTCGCGAAGTTGTAGTAAGTCAATTAACATGGTGCCAGTTTAAAAGTGAACAGGTTGGTGGGAAAATATCGCCATGCCATTTGGGAAAGTTTAAGGGATTGGGGCAAATTACCTCTTTCTGGTTGCCAAGAAATCCTATCCACCACGAAAACGTTCCTAGAGACAAGACCTTCTTTGAAAACGCGGCCCCAAACTTGATTGTATTTTCGGGCGAATCTTGATAAGGTTCTAGGTTAAATTCGGCGCAAAGTTCTTTAATGATTGGATCGTCGGGCGAATCTGAGGAAACGTATCCTCCGTTTGATCCATCCAAGGCTTTTTTATAATAATCGGCGGAAGCGAATCGGTTTCCAGATTGAGAATGGCTCTCAAGAAGGTCGCCAAGTCTAACGTGAACGAAAGCTCCTTCTCTTTCTTGAATTGGCGAAAACTGCAACCTTTTGAATTCAAAAACCGCCGAAGATGTTTGAAAAAATCCGTTAATAGAAACATCGTCTCCGCCGTTTTCTTCAAAAACGTTTTTATGAGGAAGGATAGACTGCTCCAAGGGATTCTCAATATTCAGCCCAAGTTTATCCGCAACGACTTTGGCCGCTGCAAATTGAAACAAATTGTTGCCAAATCGGCCCTGATAGTTGATTCTAACCACAAATCTTTTCCCTCCAATAGCTCATATAAAGAGCGTCGGTTGAACAGTTTTCTGGAATTTTTAGCTCTAAGTTATTCCAATCCGTTACTTGAATAACGGGAATGTTCCACTCGTCATACATAAAATGCTTGTCCACAATAGGGATTGACCCTACAAGCAAGGCTTCCCATGTTCTGTGACAGTCAATACCATTACCACGAGGAGAGGCGACGTATTTTCGGCGGGCCAAATCTTTAAAATATTCACTGTAAGGTTTTGGTCCAGAGAATTCGGCTTTAGGGTTTTCTCCTAGAATTTCTCTCTTAGTTTGACGGTCATGGTGAGTGTCAGCAAAGTTAATGTAAATTGCCCCGCTTTTCGTGTATTCTGCCAAGTCGTCCAACTCGTTTTCAATAAACGATTGGTCAATACATGTTCCTTTGCTTGGGCCGCAGTGATTTTCAATTCCAATAGGGATAGGAACTAAGTCTGGATGTTGGCAGTCGGCATTTTGGGCGAACCATTTTTTGATGCATTTTGGGCGGCTGTTGAAAAGTGTTTCTGTGATTGGGTAATCTGATAGGTGAGAGATTAGCGTTAGCGAACCATCGAAATCGGCCAATTCAGAAAACAAGACGTTCAAAAGGTCGGTTTTACAGAAGACGATTTTGGCCCTATCAAAGTTGCGAGCTTGACCAACTGTGTCAACGTCAATGATTAAATCAGCAAGGCTCTTAAAGTTTTCGCCGTTGACAATTTCTGATACTTTCATTAACTAACTCCACGATGTTTTACTGTTTCTGATGCTATTGAATTAGCAAAGTGGATTGCGTAATCAATATCTTGTTTCGCCGAAAAAGAAAGGATTAGTGCGGCAAAAAATGAATCCCCCGCGCCCGAAACATCTTTTACTTCGACTTTGTTGACAGGATATTGTTTTCCGCCGAAATGGCAGCCATTTTCGCCCGCTGTATGGATGATTTTTGACTGGAGTTCGGGCGTCAAGTAAGGCTTAGAGTTCTGATATTCAAAGTCGTTAATTTTGATGAATTTAGCGGATCGGGCGAAGTCTTTTACTGGTTTCTTTGTGTCAATAAAGACGTTTGGATGGTTTTTGCAGATTTTTTCAATCGTTTCCTCCGATAAGAAACCTTTGTTGTAATCGGAAATGGCGATGATTTCGTATTCGTTTAGCTCTTTTAGGTCGATTTCAACTGGCTCAAAAGAGTGCGGCGAATCTACGCGAAGGAAATGATGGTTGCTTTTTTCGTCAACAAATCGTGTTTTTGTAACGTTTTGCCAGTTATCATTTGTCAGAAGAGCGGCGCAATCTGGTTCAAGTTTTTGAAGCAGTCGAAAAACATTTGCTGCCATTCCTGGGTTTTCTGTTTGTCGAACAACATTAAGAACTGGAACGGGAACGTCTGGTGCCAGACGTTTAGCGTCACAGTAAACAAAAACGTCTTTACAAGATTCGCCGATAACTAAAATTTTACCCATATTAAAAGAGAGATTTCTTTTCTACAATCATTGTTGGGCGAGAAGATTTTGCGGCCCATTGGTAAGCGTCGATTAGTTCTTTACCGTTTTCTGGAACTAGAACGGGGAAGCTTACAAGTTTCTCGAAAACTTCTGTAAAATCCTGCGAATGTGTCGGACCAGAATAGAACGGGCCGCTGTCTGCTACAACTGTTTTCAAAACAACGGGACATTGGTATTCGCCGTGGCTGGTTCGTTCAATGTGATTAAGGTGATTACCAATAGCGTCTGCCGCAACAAGCATAAAGTCGTGCCGCTCAAAATACACGACTGGACGATACCCTTCAAACGACATTCCAATACCCAAGCCAACCATGAGGTTTTCGGCTACTGGGGTTTCAATCTTCAACTCATCTGGGACGTTTTTGAGGGTGCCCATAGCATTACCGTTCTTAACGTTGTAGCCAATAAAGACAGCGTTGTTTTCTACCATGTGCTCCATAGAAGCGTTAGCGGCGGCTTTATAAGATATTTCTCCCTCATCTGGCCAATCTAAAGAATCCAAAAGTTCTTCTTTTAATCTTGGAAAACACTCGTCATCTGTAAATTTCTTTTGGCGCGAAATGTCAATCATGTCCGTGGTTCGCGCATGTGGCCAAGTAATCCTATATTCATATCGGCGGACACAAGATGGAAATTGAGGTTTTGTGGCTTTGCCCCATCGTTCTTCTTTAGTTGTCTCCACGGAACGATTATTGTCTTCAATAATGAATGTGCATGGCAATTCGTGACCTTCAACATATCGGGCCGCTTCCCAAAGATGGCCAGTATCTTCAATTCCATCACCAACAAAACACCAGACTTTTTGCTTGGAACCTTTACGTTTCAGCGCCAAAGCAATGCCCGCCGCAATAGCTGGAGTCCCTCCGATAATTGCAGAGGTAAAGAAATTGCGCTTACGGTCAAAAATAAACATCGAGCGGCCATTCAGGATGCGCTCTTTTAGAGTTTCGGGCGGAATTCCGTGAAGAAGAGCGTGATAATGGTTGCGATGAGTAGAAAGAACGTAATCGCCTTCTTTGATTTCTTTGAAAATTTCAATCAACTGGTCCTCGTTTCCGCCCGAAAGGTGAAAAAGGAATGGAAGTTTACAATCGCGATACAAATCGGCGATTTCGTTTTCAAAGTTGATTAGTTCTTGTTTAGTCATTGTGAAGGATGATTCGTCCGCAGTTTCCGTCTTTTAACATATTAACGGCAGAGTTAATTTCTCTCATGGGAAAGACGTTTGTTACGATGTTTTTGAACTTTAGCTTACCACTAACAAACATAGAAGCGTAGCGGGGAATATCAACGGTTGGATTTGTTTTGCCTCCTTGAGTGGCAATGATGCGCTTGCCCTTGGCTCCAAAAAGGCTAGAATCTACTGCAAAAGGTGACTTTGGCTGTCCAACCATTACGAATCGGCCATTGTCGGCCAAAAGTTTTAGCGAGTCTTCAATAAGTTCTGCGTGGCCAGTTGTGTCGAAGATAACGTCAAACTTGTTTTCGAGCAGGAAATTCTTTTCTTTTAGATTGATGAACCTTGTCGCGCCATTGAATATGGCCAGTTTTTCTTTATCTTTAATGTCTGCGACGACAATATCGTTCGCTCCCACAAGATTCAACCCTTGGATTAGGTTGAGTCCCAATCCGCCGCAACCCAAGACTAGGGCATTTTCGCCGATTTTAACTTCCGCCTCATTGTTGATTGCGCCCAAAGCTGTTGTCATACCGCAGCCTAAAAGAGAGCACAGTTCATTTGGCACGGCGTAACCAACTGGCGTCAACCGATTTTCCGAACAAATAGAGTATTCGCCAATCGTTGTAACTTTGCCGCTAGAGATTTTCTTGCCGCGAAAAATGTATTCAGGAAACGCTGAATCTATGCCTGATCCAACCATCCAATGCATTACAACCTTTTGGCCAATTTGAAGAGAAACACCTTCTCCAATTCCCTCCACAATCCCGCATCCTTCGTGACCCATTAAATGAGGCAGGAATTTTGCATTACCCTTTAGCCCAGCAATTTCCATTAGCTGAGCGCCGCAAAGTCCACTGGTTAAGATTTTTACCTTGACTTGGCCAGCTTTAAGAGGCGTTAGTTCTACGTCTTCCCAAGATAGAGGTTGATTGAGGCTTGTCAATACGGCGGATTTCACAGGATGATCCAGTTTTTCTTTAATGTTGGTAATTGCCAGTCGGGATTTTGGCGGGAATAGCGATGGATGTAAAGTGGAACGTTTGTCTCCACTGAATCTAGCAAAAACATGAACGACGAATCAATAACGTGAATTTCCTCGGCCAATTCAGCAACTCCAAGCCAGTCAATCATTGTGAATCCTTGAATCGGGCGGAGTTTTACTATTGGCAAATTGATTTTGTTACGGTCAATAACATACCCGCGAGACTCGTCTTCGTGTAAGAGGGCGAATTTTTCGGGAAGATTTAGGCCGTAGATTAGGCTGTTTTCTTTTTTCTTGTGGCGGTTAATTTTGAAAGAAGTCCAGCGTTTTTCAAAGGGAACTCCCGCGAGGCGATAAAATTGCTGATCGAAAGCATCGTGTTGATTTAAGTCATGAAAACCAATTTTAATACAATCAGATCGAATCATTTTATGAGATTGAAATCTTATTTTATTGTTTTTTATTTTAAAATTGTTAACCTCTTCATCGTCCTTCACTCCAATTAGTTGGAGATTTGTGTCTTCATACATTTGGGCTACGGTTTCAAGATTATGATGCTTTACAAAAAGATGTGTAGCTCCATCATCTTTAATCCACTCTCTTACCAAGCCATTGCATATAATGTGGTCGCCCAACCCTAAGTGATGGTAGAGATAAAGGTCGTGAAGATATGGGCAAAGATCATTCATACGCCAAAAGTTCCAAATGATGAGGGTCAACGCGGTTAAACTCGTCAAACACTTGGCCCACGAACCGATCTTTTTCTCGCGGGAGAGGGAAATTGTCCTTATGATGATAAGCTACTGAATGCTTATAAAAAGGCAAAATTACATCCCGCAAAAAGTCTTGATCGTAGTGGTAGTATTCCTTGTTTTCGTAGTCTTTGACGAGGGACAGAAAATCAAACGGCGCGGGATTTCTAAATCCACTCATCCCAGCCAATAATGGATAGCTAAAATGACAAGGATGATCTTTCATTGTATGACACAAGAGGCCACTATCCAACCACTGTTCCACGGCGGAAACTTCACGCATAGAAAAGCGAGAATCACAATCGCGGGAAATAAAATACTCCACATTTTCGTCAGCAAACGGTAAAAAGCGCGTTAACGAAAACGTCCAATCGGCTGGTCCGTCAAGTATTTTTACTCTTGTTCCGCCGAAACCTCTCAATTTATTTGGAACGTCTTCTGGAACGTCTTTATGAACGTAAAAGATGCATTCCCAATCGGGGTAAAAGTCCGCCCTTTGCATGGCGTTTTCAAGAGCGCCGATTGTGTATTTGGGGTTGTCTCCCCAGAGGGAGAAAGAGATTAGTTTACTCATTGGTAATCAACTTTTCTTTTCGCAAAAATAAGCCTGTTCCGTCGCCAGTGTTGAATCCGAAGTAAGCGTATTCACTGCTTGTAACAAGGTTGTATCCGTAGTCATCAAATCCATTTGTGTCATGGACTAATACAAAGCGCGGCTTATATTGCAAGACAAAATTCACAATCTCGCCGCGAAGATAAACGCCCGCGTCAACAAAGAATCCGTCGTATTCATCGTAGCCAACGATGTTTTTTGATTTTTCTAGAATTTCTAGAAGTAGTTTGTCGGGTCGTTCAGCTTGAAAGTTGTTGCCGCGATGGTTTGGTTGGGCTGACTTGGTGAATTCGTCATGTGCGGCGAAAAGTTCTGGCGCGTCAATGTATTTTGCGCGGTAGTTTTTATAGTCCTTTAATTGGCTAACGGTTTTGTCGAACCACTCACGGTCATTCAAGATTTCGAGTGAGAATACTTCTCCGAAGTTGTCAACCAGCGCTTTTGTGCCAGCGCCGATTCCAAATTCTAAAATACTTTTTTCTTTTTTGTCTTGAATAATTTCAAGAACGGGAATCCAATCTGTATAGGCCATGTTATTTCAGTAGGTGTTTGTATTTTTCTTTGATTTTTGCGCCTTCGATCATGTTGGAGCTTTGGCTGTTGGTGGAGAGGCCGTTTGGGTTGTAATAGTAGAGGCCCACTGTTTCGTAGAGTTTTTGAAACTTTGCGCCGCCTTCTAAGCAGCGCATCCAAAAATCGAAATCGGCGGCTGTTGGATAAGTAATATCAAACAAGCCAAAACGCTGGTGCAAGGATTTTCGCCACATTGGCATACAGTGCGGAGAATTGTTTTCCATCATACTTTCGGCGGAAACATCGTAACAGGGATAAAGGTCGTAAATGTTAGCCTCGTCAAACTTTTCGTTAGCCTTGTAGCTCCATGCAACGTGTCCGTAGCAAACATCTGTTTCAGGGTTGTTTTCCATGAAACTGAGTTGTGTTTGTAGTGAATTGAATTTGCGCCGATCATCAGCATTCCAGTTTGTGATGATTGGAGCATCAGCCAAAGCAATGCCGCGATTCCATGTTTCGTAAATGCTTAGTTTGTCGCGGAGCATCACATAGTCAAGACTTGGGTGATTGTAAGAGTGGATAATGCTGGCGGTCTTATCTGTGCTCTGCGCATCCATTAGGAGGATTTGCATATGGTCTAGGCCGTCTTGCTCCATTACGTTGTCCATAAAACCACGAATAAATTTCTCGGCGTTATAGAGGGAAACGATTACTGAGAGTCGGGGGTTGTCAATCATGACAAAAGTTCAGGGTTTTTGTGGACGTTGCCAAGAACTTCATTAAAGATGGGAATTAGTTTTGCATTTTGCCCCTCCACCGTTCTCATTGTAATCATCGGCAATGCCACGTTTTTACTCAAAAGTCTAAATGATGCGGAATGGGGGCAATAAAAGACTTTAGCTGCCTGATATTCTGGATAAATTACAGAAACAATGTCGCCCTCATAAATTTCCCTGCCTTCTGAATCAAGGAGGCCAGTAAATTGTTCGAGAACATATCTGTTCAACCCTCCGTCCTCTTGGACTGTCTGAGGAATTGGGTATGGTCCTTGTTTTGTCATAAAGCACAGGTCGGTAGATTCTGTGTTCAGAATCAAACACATTGCGTTCTTAATTGGGAACCATTCCTTTTTTTGTTTATCCCAAACTCGAAATTTAATGGGCCGACTCACTTGTTCACCTCCGCATATTTGTTCAAAACCATCGCCAAAAACTTTGTTTGCGTATCCAAAGACGACACATATTCGGCGAACGCTTTCTGATCTCTTATTTTCTGTTGCCAGTAGTCGCTGGAAAAATCGTTTTCCATGAACTGCTCCAAACGATCATACTCTATCATTGGCACTACGCCAGTCATTTCTAGCAGGGGGTAATACCAACTGCACATTGCCTCGCCGTCAAATGGTTTGACATACACGCAAAGAGAATTGCTGGCCATTGCCCATAGAAGGCGTTCCCAACTTGTGGAGTTGCCGTCTATGTTGAGAATGACTTGGAAATTAAGCTGGTGGCCAACGTCCATTGCTTGGCGGCAAATAGGGGCCAAGCTAATTCTTTCGTCGAATCTTTTGGCGGCATCATTGTCTAGAGATGACAGTTTGGAATAAATCTTTGAGGAATCTTTATATGCATGCGATACTAAGGAGCGCATTGTCCAACCGTTTAATCGGCGAGTTCCTGTATCAGAGCCAACAAAAACGGCCCGTTTCATTTTCGCGCAAAAGGGTCGGTCTGTATTTTTTACGGCCAATAGTTTGTTTCTCGTTTCTTGAGAATGAGCGTCTGGAATCAAGATTTGGCCGCTATTTGGCTTGGCGGTATAAGCAAAACGCTGGTTTTTATCTCTGTAAACGCCTTCATACATGTTGAGAATAAATTCAACATTTGGCAATTTATAACTTTTGGCCGTGTCTTGGAGAAGGTTTACAAAAGTCAAAAACCGCCATTCATCTTGTGACCAATTGCGGTCTTTTACTCGAATCATGCTATCTTCCAGAGAAACAACCATTTCCGAAAGCTCCAACTCGTCCTTCTTATAGGGGCGAATGGGTGGAATGCAAAGATGTAGGTTTTGTTCTAAAAGGCTAGTCACTCGTTTATATTAACGAGCTTGGGCCGCTGGTCTATCACTTTTTCTTCTTGAGGCCGCATTTGGCGCAGACGGTTTTTCCGTCAACTTCCTTCATTTCGGAATCTTCGCATTCACATTCGTCCTCGTCTTCACTCTCATCTTCGGAGTCGTCGTCTTCGTCTTCCATTTCTTCTTCGGCGAGAGCTAGGAAATCGCTGGTTTTGAGCTTGTGTTGAGCAACGGTTACTTTAGCAAGAGCGTATTCAATGTCGGTCAAATCAACGTGATTGGCCGTAAGCATTTTTGAGTCGCCGTATTTGGCAAAACGAGAAATGCGAGCAACGGCCACTTCTAAGTCTGAAAATCCTACGCGGTGAAAATTTTTAGCCGCTTGGAGAGCATTTTCGGCAACGGAAACGAGAATTTCTTTGTTTGTCTCGGAGGCAAGAGAGGTTAGGAACCTTTCGCCATTCTCCGACAGCTTAAAACCCTCAAATTTAGGGTTTTTGGGCGCAAAATTAAAATTTGCAGCTTTGATTTGGGCGGAAAAGTCGAGTTCTTGCATGGTTGGAGTTACACGCAAGCAATCAACTTTCCTCCATTGGAAGGAAAATTACCTGCGTTGTTCTTTGGACCAACTTTAACTCAGCCGTCAAAAGTTCTTTCGTGTATGGGCTTCCGTCATAAGTAACGTCTGTTGGTTTTTTGCAAAATTGTGGGTCGTGTATCTCGGCATCTTCAATATTTACCCACCCTTCGATAGAAGAGCGCCCATCGTTATAAATACTATTCCAGCCTTTGCCGTTTTTTACAACCATTAGTCCTGTTTCAGTTTTCATGTTTTAGAGCTTCTTTTATAGTGTTTACAATGCGGCAAAGGTATTGGTATTCAGGGTTCGGAATTTGAGGGAGCATATTATACCATTCGGAACCAAGAATGGCTTCTAGATATTTTTCGTCTCCACTAAACCCGTCTCCCCAGATTTCGTCAACATAACCCCATTGTTCCGCCGCTTCTTCTTTTGTTAGTTCTTTTTCTTTTCGGTTGTAAAGAATAGTTTTTCGACATTTTCTTTGCAATGCCCCTTGGGAGTCGTCGTCAATGGTCGGTTTAATACCAATCTTTAGCTTCCCAACAAGATAGTCTGTGCCTGTTTTTAAGAAAAAGCTCTTGACGGTATAACCCTCGCCCATTGCGCCCCAAAAATAACTCCAAGAGTCGCCGCAAACTTCAATGGTAACTTTGCCTCGCTGCGGGCCGTAATCCTCAAAAAAGACGTTGATTGGGTCTAGATTGGGGAGGTCGGAGATGGTTAGTTTGGTAGTGGTGGATTCTTTTAAGACCATAGGTTTAGAATTTTTCCAAGAGCTTCACATTTATCTTCGGCAGATGCGTGAATTGCCTGCTTATCCCTATCTTTGGCCGCTGGTTTGAAGGTGATATAGTAGAGGTTGTTTAGGTAGTCGGTCCACTGGTCATCTGTTAGTTTTTCTTCTAGTTTTCGGACGGCATTAAGGTCTTCAAAGTATTTTGGCAAAAAGAAAAGATTATCTTGCCAAGTTTTTAAAGTAGGCCTTTGAGAGCTACCATGACATTTCTTACCATCTGGCCGTTCAAGCCAAAAGAAACCATCCTCTTTGAGAAATTTCCAGCCTTCAAATTCGGCCAATTTAATTGTTTTTTGTTGTTGGGTCATTTATTGGAGAAAGGGTTGGAGTTTGGCGAGTGCTGCTTTTGTTCTGGCGAGAACAGCATCATTGCTTGGGTCATTGGGATGCAAACGAAGCGCCAATCCAGCAAACGATGCCTCGGCATAACGGATTTGAGTATGGGCCTCGCGAATTGCCTCGCGCATATTGTTATTTTCTTCTTCTAATTGTCGGGCGAAATCGGCGATAACAATGTCTCCTTCTATATTTTTACCGTCTCGTTTAATGTAGATTTCGACACAGCTATCGTCACAATCAAGTGTGATTAGTCGTGCTTCGGCGTCTGTTTTTGGTGTTTTACTATTCATATCGTTAGAACCACTTTTTGGTGAGAATTTTGCTGAAATCAATTGCTTCGTTGTATCCAGAAAGCATAATTATAATTTCTAAAACAGAAATTGGAGCTACCAAAAGGACTTTAATTGGCACGGTTAGGAGATTGAGGATTAGTTTCATCTATCTAAGATAGACCAACATTGGGCCGTGTCAAGAAAAAAATCGCCGCTCAACTAGCGATCAACCTAGCGAGCGGCGGTTTGGTGGCATTTTGTGAATTTGTAGCCAGCCGAAAATCCCGAAAAATTGCGCATCAGAGAGGGGCGTTCCGAGAAGTTATTTGCGCCCAAAGATACTACCGAAAATGTCGCTGTCAAGCGGTTTTTGGCCGTTTTGGACACTTTCAACCGCCAATTCCCATGTTTGGTCGAAGAGTTTTTTCAAACCGTTAGGGGTTAGGGTGATGTTTTCGCGGCCCTCGAATGAGGGGTTGCGTTTGACGTAGAGGAGCCAGAGTTCGGATTTGGTCATGTTAGTTTATTAGAATAAGTCTTTTTGATCAAAAAATTTTTCGCTAGGCGGTTCGTAAGGCTCGTCATCTTTAACGAATCTTTCTTTCGGAAAGACTGTATTATGCCAATCATCCACCTCCCATTCTATTGTCTTCCTTTTGAATTTATCTTTATTCTTCAAGAAGATGGCTTTTGCTGCGTCAAAAAGGAATGACTCTGGCCAATCCATTTTTAAAATATTAATATTTTTATGTATCCATTGAATATTATCGCTTGTGTACCCCTTGCCTGAATCAATCCTATCTAGAGAAGCCGTTTGACCTTTCCCAAAACGAATATTCCATCCAGTTAGAGCGCACTTTCTTTTCTGTTTTAAAAACAAATCCCAAACTTCTTCAATTTTAATTTCAAAAGCCATATTTCTAATCATGGCACCTTTTCTATAGCTTTCAAATTTAGAAATGGCTATTTCCTTGAAAAGCTTGGCTGACTTGAAATCGGGCTTTTCCAAACCAAGCTCTTTGGCTCTATTTAAAATAAATTTTTTACCGCGATGCATCTTGGAGCATAAATCGGTAATCTTTGTGTTTGGAAAATTTTTAATTAGAAAATCATCCTCTTCTTTTTCCCACGGCTTTATTCCTTTTTCCTGATTAGCCTTGGCAGAACATCTTTTGCAACCCTGGCCTTCTAAATGTTTTCGAGGTAATTGTAGAAATTCTCCATGCTTTCTACATATGATTACAATTCTTTTCTCATTGTTTATGTAATCTGCCTTTGAGTAATCAAAGGTTTCTCCATGAATGAGTTTTGCCCTATGAAAGAATATTTCTTTAGTAATTTTTTTCAAAGCGAAAAGCCCTCAAATTCTTTTGCGTTAATTTCCGTATTTCTAGCGCCAATTTTATAAGAGATAATTTCAGTTTCTTGTGGGGCCACTTGTGTTTTAGAGCTATCCATGAAACCATCAAGCCATCCAGAGATGGGGTTGTTTTTTGCGTCAAAGATTTTCTTATATCCAAGAGATTGAAGACGATTATTTGCGAGCCATTCAATATAACCCTTTAGAACTTCTGCGTTTAGCCCGAGCAGTGGTCCATGGGAAAACAAGTATTCCGCCCATTGTTTTTCGTGTTCAACCGCCAATCCGTAAGCGTCATATACTTTTTGTTCGTTGTTTTTGACGATTTCTTGAAATCCTTCTTCTTTATTTTCGCGCCAATATTTCAAAATGTTTTGAGTAATTGACTGATGAAGGTTTTCGTCGCGCTGGATTAGGGAGATAATGTCAGAATTGCCCTTCATTTTCCCTTTGTAGCCAAAGAAAAGGGAGCACGCAAACGAGATATAAAAAGACAACCCTTCTGTGATTTGTGTGGAAAGAATGGCGTCAAAAATTGACTGCTTTAGGTTTTTGGGATTTCCCAAGAGGTTGTCGTAGCTTTCTTTAATTTTGTTGGCGCGATTAACGATTTCGGCGTCTTCTAGAATGGAATCGAAGAATTTGGCTGGCTCTTTAGTAATATTTTGTAAAATCCATGTGTATGAGTAGCTGTGAACGTTTTCAAAACGCGCCCAAGTTCCCATGCAAATTTCTAATTCTGGGTTGGTCACATACTGAGAAACTTGATGAATAGACCTAGATAGCATGCTATCTGTCATTGTTTGCCAGCGCAAATTGCTGTTAAAAACAAACCTTTCCGTCTCGGAGAGAGATTCATAGTCACTTCTATCCTTGGTTAAGGATATTTCTTCTGGCATCCAATGGAACTCTTCCTGTTTGCGCCAAAGATCGAAAAGCTTTGGGTATTTGATTTTATCGTATCGTTGTAAAGCTAGTTCGTCTCCCAAAAATAGGAGGTTGTTTCCGCCGCTTTTATTTTTTGTATTTAAAACCGTATTCATTTTTTTTAAAATTAAATGCTGCAAGCTCCGCTAGAGCAGGAATCTTCTGCCATGCTTTGTTTGTCTCCGTCATCTGTGTTTAGATAGTAGCCAGCTCTCCAGCCCATTTTATAGGCGTGAAGAAATTCCTTAATCACTTTTGAGTCTGGCAGCGCTCCGCCTTCGTAATGAGAGTAATTGTAATATCGGTTTGCCGAAATGGCCATGTCTGTCCACTTTTGTAATGCAGCAACAATATTAATCATTCCAATGTTGTCTTTCATATCAAAAGCAAGGGTATATTTGTTTTTGAGATGGGTGACTTGTGGAGCTACAACTGGTAGCTGTCTTGATTTGGACTTCTTGTAGGTGATGAGAGAGCGAATCGGCTCAATACCGTTTGTGGAATTTTGAATCACAGAACTACTTTCGCATGGCATTAGAGCGGAAAGGGTGCAATGACGCAATCCATATTTTTTAATATCTTCGCGGAGTTCTTCCCATGGCATTTCTGGTTTCCGCGTAACGATGGCATCTACGTCTTTTTTGTATGTGTCGATTGGTAGTATTCCTTTAGAGTATTTACTTGTCTCAAATTTCTCGCATGGGCCTTTTTCCTTAGCAAGCTCATTTGAAGATTTAAGAAGAAAGAATTGTGTTTTCTCCATTAGTTCGTCGGCGATATTCGGGGCATTTGGATCGTCGTATTTTACTCCATGTTTCGCTAGATAAGCGGCAAAATTAGTAATACCAACCCCAAGAGAGCGCCTTTTCTTTGCAAAGTTTTCCGCCGCTGGAGCAAAGTAGTTTTGATAGTCAATTTGCTCGTCTAGACCGCGAACAATAATGTCACAAGTTTTTTCGAGTTCTGTATCTGAATGAATCTCTAAAACATTAATCGCCGAAAGAACGCAAATGCCAATTTCGCCGTCTGGATCATTAATATTCTTCAATGGTTTAACTGGCTGACATACCTCCAGGCAAAGGTTGTTCATCCGAACAGTATCGGCCCATGCTCCACGTTCATTGATATGATCAATATTTGAGAAGTAAATTCTTCCAGTTTCAACGCTTTCTTTCGTGAAGAGGCTCATTAATTGGGCCGCTGGGATTTTTTTCTTTTGCTTAATTTTGTTGGATTTTTCGTATTTCTCGTAAAGAGCGTCAAATTCTGTAGTTCCGAATGCTTCGGCCATGTCTTTTACTTCGTGAGGCGAAAAAAGCGTAATTTCTCCCCCTTTTAGGAATCTTTCATAGAAGATTTTTGAAAATTGAATAACGTAATCCAGCTTTCTTACTCGATTATCATCTGTTCCAGCATTGTTCTTTAATTGAATAATATCTTCGATTTCATAATGCCAGAATGGGAAATTAACTGTTGCCCCTCCGCCACGAATTCCATTTTGATGACAGGATTTGACTGTTGATTCAAAAACCTTTAGAAATGGAATAACGCCCGTATGAATAACGTCTCCGTTTCTAATTTCCGCGCCGATTGCTCGCAACGACGAGCCGTTCAATCCAATACCGAACCTTTGTGAAGTTGCAAATCCAACCGCAGTATTTGCGGCGAAAATAGATTCAATGCTATCTCCAATATCAATCAAACAGCAAGAAGCGTATTGGCGCAACTTGGTTCTAATTCCAGCCATTTGCGGCGTAGGAAGATTGGATTTGTGTTTTGAATATGAATCGTATGCTCTTTTAACATATTGAAGACGATTCTGGGGATTATATTTTGCAAAAAGCGTCATTGCCACAAGCATATAAGCGAATTGCGGCGTCTCAAAGATTTGACCCGTTTTCCTGTTTTGAACAAGATATTTATCGCAAAGCTGTTGAATTCCAGCGTAGGTGAAAATATCGTCTCTAGAGTGGTCGAGATAGTCTCCTAGCTTATTGATTTCTGATTCAGAATAAACTTTTAGCGTTTCATCTTCGTAAACGCCAAGATCAACATTTTTCTTGATAAAATCGAGAAGTTTTGGCGGATTTTTGCCGCCCCAGACTTCTTTTCTTAGTTGGTAGTTGAGAAGTCTTGCCGCTACATATTGGTAGTTGGGAGATTTTAGAGAAATCAAGCTTACTGCCGAATCAATAATTACCTGATGAATGTCTTTTGTAGTCATTCCATCATGATATTGGAGTTTGGCATTAATGCAAACCGCGTTCGAGTAAACCCCGCTCAAACCCTCTGTCGCCCAATTAACTACTTTTTCAATTTTTTCAACCGAAAAGTCTTCCTTCTCGCCGTTCCTCTTTGTTACCTTGTATTTATCCATAGATCATATATTACCACCGAATCTAGAGCTTGTCTAGTTCTTTTTGCATCTTTTTTCAAGCGGCCAAAGCTTCGGCCAAAAACTGTGAATCCTATCAAAAATGAGAACATTCTCAAAAAAGAATGGATAAAAAGTGTCCACGATTTGTTAAAAATGGACAAAAAGTGTCCATACCCTAAGATTTTTGAAGATTTTTTCGGGAATTTTGGAAAGGTTTGGGCTGTTTTGCTGTAATATGGGGAAACCATAAAAGGAAGGGGCGGTCGTTTTCAGCCGCTAGGCCATTATAAGTTGGGAGCTTGCGACCATAAGCGAAGCGCTAAAGCCTCTCGTAGATTCTACACACGCAAATAAAAAACCTCCCGTTGAGGCAGCGAGAAGCGTTTTCTTCCCACAACATATGAAAATGAGAGCCTTGAGAATCTTGGGGCGAATGAGAAACCTCTCGGCGAGAAGACGATACAAGATTATCAAGCACAGGGGAGTTTGAGGGGGATGTGAATCTCCCTCATTCAAAGGTTGGAGTGAGGAACGAACGGAAACCGATAACTGAGTGAACGAAGTGAACGTAATGTACTGGTGTAGAGTACACTTAGGTATATCGTACAGCGAGAAGTCTTTTCGCCGCAAACGCTCACTGCCTGCTCCGCAGGCTTACTACAAAAAGGTAAGAGTCTTAGTTTTTCCGCCGAAAAATGTTTTGCGCCGAAAGAAAAGATTTGACAAGTTTCGCGAGTGTGCTACGTTAGTAGTGTATGAACCTAAACGATTACCGCGATCAATGTCACGCCGCGAACCAAAAATGGTGGACGGACATTCACACTGGATTTCCCATCTCTAGAAACAAAGGAGAGCTTCTAATGCTCGTCGTTTCTGAAATTGCCGAAGCTATGGAGGGAGAGCGCAAAGATTTGATGGACGACAAGATTCCCTCCCGAAAAATGGCGGAAGTTGAAATTGTTGACGCGCTAATTCGTCTATTCGATTACGCAGGAGGATTTGGATACGACCTTCAAGGAGCGTTTGAAGATAAGATGAAGTTTAACGCCACTCGCAAAGACCATTCTCACGAAGCTAGAAAACAGGAGGGCGGCAAAAAGTTCTGACATGATGTATTTGCACGCCAGAACAAACCGCCAAGGTTCGGAAGTTAAAACCCCTCTTGGAGTTTCCGAGAAAGAGTGGGCCGAAATGTCCGCCGAAGACCAAGACTCTCTTGTTCAAGAAGCTCTTGGCGACCTTGTAGAATCATGGGTTGAGGAGGGGGAAGATGAATAACCCTTTGGATAATAGAATTCGGCCCATTTTAACTCACTCGTTTTCAGTCGAGATAGAAACACAGCTTTCTGAAAATGAGGCGAGAGATTTTCTTCATTATCAAATCAACGCTGGCCGTCTGAACACAAGATACTCCGAAATCCAAAAAATCTGGCCAAACTTTGGCGGCGCAAAGATTACTATAAGGCGATGGACCTAGACCCCTACCAACCCAACTTTGACGAATACCAGCGGCGAATCAAAAAATCCTACGAGGACTTTTGCCGCTACATGAAAGAATTCAAGCATTATTACCCTGCTGGCGAAGGATTCATTTGGGAGTTTGACGACGAAAAAATGACAATGCGTAAGTTAAAGCTTGAAAATCAAGAATGGGAACCCTATGAACGAATCTGAACTAATCGCGGCCCTTCTCAAAAATGAGAGTTTCGCCGATTTCTACAACCATTTGTCGCATTACGACAAGCCAATGTTTGAGAACGACTTGAACAACGCCATCTATACAACATTTTTGGCCGCAAAAGACAAATACAAACAACGCTGGCCCACGAAAGGAGACAAACTCATTTGCAAGAAAAACGACCTTCAACACTGGTTCAAGAGCGTAAAAGAAAATTGCGCGAAATTAAAAATCGGCGAAACTTATACCGTGAAAGGTCGTAATGTCGCTAGTTCATGGTGCGAGATTTTGTTGGAGGAAATGGAAGGAAGTTTCTGTCTTTCGGCTTTTGATTGGAAAGTTTCTTAGGGTTGCATCGTTAGTATAAACGATGGTTAATCATACAGTCCTCATTTCCTCTGTGGCAAGAGGGGGAAAAGACACTCTAACAAAGTCTTTCATCCAACTTTTCACCCAAAACGGCATCAATGCCAAACGATTCGCTTTCGCTGACGCCTTAAAAAGAGAGGTGAATCCATTGACACTCTTGAATCTTGGAATCAACGCCTTTACAGAAGATTCATATGAAAAGCAGTTAATACGCCCACTACTTTTAGCTTGGGGTAAAATTGGCCGCAATCTAGACGAAAACTATTGGGTCAAAAAAGTTTCGGCGGAAATAAAAAATTCCGAGCCGTGCTTGGCAATCGTTAGTGACTGCCGCTATCCAAACGAGGCAAATTACTTTGCTGATAAAACACTCATCCACCTAACCCGTTACGATGATAACGGCGATGAATTTCCTCCCGTTGGCGAAGACGAAGCCCTCTGGATTCCCGAGTTAAAAGAAATGGCCGACTTTAAAATTTCTTGGAATAATTATCACGATAACTTGGAATCTTGTTATTATAAGAGCGAGCAATTTTTCAACCAAATTTTCGCCGACAAAATTCCCCAATGGCAAAACGATTTTCCACTGCCCAAGATTTAGAACTCATTAAGAAGGTCCAAGAGACTGGCGATAATGAGGCGATGAACCGCTTGATCCAAAATCATTCAGGCGTATATGAAAGCGTCTTAAAGGAAAGTTTGACTAGCGATTACGAGGTATTTAAAAATGAGCTACATGAGGACAAAAACTACCACCTCTATCGACTTGCTATGAATTACGACCCTAACCGCAACATGAAATACCCAACGTGGGTCGGCCAAAATGTCAAATGGATGTGCATGAACATTGTGAACCGCTCGCGTCCGTGGGAAAGTTTGGAAGAGGGTTCGTTCGACTGTTCATACGAACAAGAGGTGGAAAACATTGAACAACTTGCCTTGGATGAATTATCAAATCTAGCCAAAACCTACCCTGACGAGCGAGTTTTGGCTATTATTGAGGGCCGATACTTTCAAACCAAGCCTAAGCCGTGGAAAAAACTTTCCGCCGAATTAAAAACTTCACAATTGCTCTTGACAAACCTGCACGACAAGTTTATACTTTGGGCGAAACCAAAGATGAAGAAATATGTCTGATAATTTTAAAGAATTCCTCAAATTTATAGCATTGTGGTATATTTTGCCAGCACTTCTACTTTGGGCCGAAGTATATTTCTTCTTTCATCCAGAGGCTACTAAAGATAAAATGTTTTCAACATTTTTGATTATGACGCCACTCGTAAATGTAGGCGTTTTAATCCTAATGTCTTTTGCGGTTCTTGCGAAATTTGTTTCTGGTTTTATTTTCTAATTATGTCTGAACCCGCATTCCAGCTAGAAGATTTCTTTACATTCAAACAGAATTTTGTTTCGCAATTTCTAGCTTCTTATGCCGTTAAAGAAACGTCTAACTTTAAATCACCAACAGCAGAAATAGTCGCAGATTTTCCAATCAAATTGGCCGAAAGAATGGCAAACAAAGCGTGGCAGCAATACTGCGAAACACACAAGTTAATTTAACCCAAACCCCAAATAGAAAAACAAACACATGCCAACAAGCATCTCAGTAATCGGAAACGCGGGCGCTGACCCCGAAATTCGTAAGACAAACAACGGTCTTGAAATCGTTGAACTCCGCGTTGCCTCTCAAGACGGCAAAGACAAGACAAGTTGGTGGACTTGTAAGTTCCTTGGAAACAAGGCTGGCGAAACAGTTGCCAAACATGTCAAAAAAGGTTCTAGCGTAATGGTCGTTGGCCGAACCGAAACAGAAGAGTGGGAAAAGGATGGCAAAAAGAACAGCAAAGTGGTGGTCCTTGCCTCTGATTTTTCTTTCATCGGCGGAACTAAGTCTGGCGGCGAAAAGTCGGCGGATAAGCCAAAATCTGCTCCTAAGCAGGAAGACAATGAGAGTTCGGATATTCCGTTCTAGTACAATCTCCTAAACAGAGTGGTTGTAAGAGTTCAAGTAGCTGTTAACTATTTGGATGGACCGCCAAACCCGTTAGCTTGCATAAGCGGGTCTTTTTCTCATGTAACTTAAACCATGAAAACCCTCCTATTCCTTCTTCTCTTTTCGGCCCAACTTTTTGCGGCGGATAAAATCACCGTAACGCCAACGCCGCAATATCTTGGCGGCGGATCAAAAATCATCGTGAAAGATTCGGCGGGAAAAACTACGGCAACAGGAAAGACCGTTCAGCGTCCAAGCTATCTCGGCGGCGGGTCGGTTACAACAATCACGCCAACCAGCGGCCCAAAACAGGTTCTCGTGGAGAACAAAAAGCCTCAATATCTTGGCAGAGGAACAGAAATTAAAAAGAAGTAATATGATTTTAACTTGCAAAACTTGTGAAGAAAAAATGGTAGGTCACATTGGAGACGAAATCTGTTCAGATTGTGCGTTTCCAGCGTTGAAACAGGCTAGAATTTCAGCCTCTCGCGCTGTCGAAGAGTTTTATAAAGAAAGAACAGGTAAGCAAAAAACATGCGGAGAAATTCTTAGGAGAGAAGAATAATTTTCGGCCCAAAACTCTAGAGTTGACTTGATCCCCAACAACGGAGCGGCGGAAAGAAGAAATCAAACATTGGCTAATAAAATGAAAGCAAATAGTTTTACTTGGCGACACGGGGAATGGGCCTCCTGTTGTTTGATTTTGTTGTTAGTATAAGATGCTTGCGTAGCTAACAGCTTGGCCCTACAATTTTGATATGAAACTAATCTTTGAAGCACCAATCAATTCTTTGAGTCTAGGCGTTGTTAGTCTAAACCTTCTCCGAGAATTCTACCGTAGAAAATTTGATATTGGATTATTTCCAATCGGCAAAACAGACTTGTCGGCCTTTAAACTTGAAAAAGAATTCGTTGATTGGCTTCAAAAATCCATTAACCAAAGGTGGAGCCTTCTTGATAAAGACGCTATTTGCATCAAAAACTGGCACTTGAATGACTCAGACAGGGTTCGGACGAATAATCAATTTTTGTTGACCTACCATGAAACCTCAGCCGCAACTTTGGTAGAAGCTAGGATTGCTAAACTACAAAAGAAAACCTTATTCTGCGGCCCATATTCAGAAGGCGTTTTTCGTGCGGCTGGTTGCAACAACGTTGGATCATTTAATCTTGGATTTTCGCCCGAATATTATGTTACTGGTAAAAAGTATCTAGATTGCGTTCATTGGGGGCTTTGTCAGAAATTCGAGCATCGAAAATTGACGGCCAAAATTATCTCTTTATGGGTTAAGAAGTATGGTAACAACAGAAATCATTCTTTAACTCTACTTGTAAACAACCCGTTCTTTTCGGCAGAAGATAACCAGCGATTAATTCATCAAGCATTGGGCGGAAGATTTTTTAACGTGAACGTCCTGCCAAGACTTTCCACTCAAGCTGAGTTAAATGATTACCATAACTCGATTGACGTAGATTTGGGCGGAATCTCGCCGAGTGAGAGTTGGAATATTCCTCCATTTTTATCAACAGCTTTGGGTAAGTGGGCCGTTACAACAGAATCCGCTGGAAATCTTGGGTGGGCAAATGAGGATAATGCTATTATGATTAAGCCGTCTGGAATGCGCCCATCACACGATGGAGTCTTTTTCCAAAACGGCGGCGAATTTAACCAAGGAGATTTTTTTGACGTTAGCGATGAAGAAATTCTAAAAGGTTTTGAACTCGCTGAAAAGAAAGCCAAAACCCCCAATCCCAACGGCCAAAACTTGCAAAAAACTCACTCATGGGGCCGAGCCGTGGATGAGATTTTGGCACAAATTTCTTGACAAGTTTTAATCTTAGCTTAAATTAACACATGATCACAAACGACCTACTTTTCCGAGAACAGCCTCAGTGTTGCTATATTGAATTCCCAACTTGGCCACCAGAAACATCACCGTATTATTCTCCGCGAAAACCTAAAACGTGGGGAAAAGATGAATTTTACATTCCAGCCGTTCCGCCGTATCGCCCATACGAAAACGACAAGCCCCTGAATAGAACAATCGCCGATTGGCTTAAGCCCCCCACCAAGGAATACTTCTCCGAAACCAAAGACGGCCTAAAGTTCCGCCTTGAATTGGCTGGCTTTGGCAAGGAGCATGTTTCTGTCTCTATTGAAGATGGAAAGAGTCTTAAAGTTTCCGCCAAAAACAATATGCTGTCCTACAACAATAGTTTCTCTATTCCCAATGCCGAAAATTACAACCTTTCAAACCCAACGGCCCAAATGAATAACGGCCTATTGGAAATCTTTTTTGCGGCGAAAAAAGAAGAAGTTCGGGCGATTAAAATCTTGTAACATGTCCCTAGCAACTCTAACATTTGACCTACCCGAAGAAGATAGAGAATTTTCTGATGCCTCCAACGGCTGGAAATGGCGCATGATTGTCGGCGAAATCCTAGACAACATTCGCCAAGATGTTAAATACTCTCAAGAAACAACAGAAGAGCAGAAAAGAGTGCTCGAAAACATGAGAACCTATATTTTCGGGCGAATGAGTGAAGAAGGGTTGTTACTAGATGAGTAAGAAAAAACCAAAACCTGTCCCAAAACCAACAACCGCCCGAAAACCTTGGGAGTTGATTGATTGGCTAAAAGAAAAAGGCTGGAAACATCCAGAGGACTAAAGTGTAATTCCAAGAATGGAACTAGACTTTTCCGCCCAAATCCGCGCCGCAAACGAAAACAAAACGTTAAACAAGCCTTTTCGCACGCCAAATGGGCCGAAAAAGTTTTCTGTTTACGTTAAGAATGATAAAGGTAATGTGGTGAAGGTTAATTTCGGTGATAAAAACCTTAGCATTAAAAGCGACGACCCAGAAAGGCTAAAATCATTTCGCGCCCGATTTAAATGCGACACAAATCCTGGCCCAAAATGGAAGAGTCGCTGGTGGTCGTGCTTCATGTGGCGCAAGAATAAAACGGTTACTCAAACGCTTAAAGCCTCTGTTGAGGACATTGTTGAAGAATGGGACGGCGAAACCTTTTGGGAAGAAGCTGACCTTCTAAAAGCTAACCCGCTTCTCGCTGGCGTTGAGGAAATAACAGAAGAAGGCGAAGAGAGTTGTTAGTATAATTCGTGCCACTTTACGAATTTTTTAACGAAACTACAGGAGAATCAGTTGATGTGTTTTTTCACATGACTGACGAGAAGGTTTACAATGGCGAAGACGGAACAGAAATCGGCCAATGGCGGCGCGTTTATCATGCTCCTCTCGCAGCTATAGATACAAAACTAGACCCCCGAGACAAAAACGCCTTCGTCCGCCGAACAGAAAAATACACTAAATTAGGAGAAATGCAGGACATTTCCCGCGAAATGTCTGAAAAGCGTGCCGCTAAAGATGGGAAAGACCCTGTTCGTGAAAAATGGCTGGACAATTATGAAAAATCTCGCAACGGCAAAAAACACTTCGAGCGAATTCCCAAAGTTGTCGAAACGCCGCACATTAAAATTGACATGAGCAACTAAGCTGTCAACTGAGAAATGAGGTTTTCTTGAACGGTCAAATATTCTGACGCCGCGATAGAATGACCAAGAGAGGTTGGGTGAATGCCGTCTGAAAAATAAGTTAAATTATCGTGAGCGCTTGTTCCATACAGAAGTGGACTTGTAGCTGGAACAACAGCAGCCACGCCATCGCTTTCTCCCCACGTTGCGAAAATGGCATTTTGGGGTTGAACGTAAATTAGGTCATATGACCCACCAATTTTTAAGCTCCAAATAGGACAAATAATAACTTTCCATCCAGCGGCCTGCCTTGCAAGGCAGTAGCTTCTAACTCTTGCGGCAGCAACAGCAGGATCACCGCTTGTTAAATTTGTGCCAATTCTAACCGCTAGAATATTATGCCTCTTGGGTCTTCCTCTTTTCGTGGAGTAATCTCGATTAATAAAAGCGTCTAATTCGGCGGCTTGAGATTCTAGATTAGAAATCCTCCATCCACTAAATGCCATATTCATTAATATTCTATTTTGAGAAGGGAAATATCTTAAATTTTTTCTTGGGCCAGATGAGCCTCCAGTAATAGAAGATATTGGAACCCCATTAGCCTGATAAAACCAGCTTATTGCGGCATAGGTCGTAGAATCTCCAACGGAGCAAATAAATACGGTGTCGCTCATTATGGGATTCCTCCTGTTATTGAGGTGATTAAGTTTTCGCAAAGGGTTTGAAAAGAAGCTCTTTGAGATGAGTTCATGCTTTTACCTATAAACATAATTCTTGTTGGGTGAGCACATCTAAATCGAATTTCACCGTTTGGAACAGATGAGGATGATTGAGACGAGGATAATATTAGCGAATTATTCCTATACAGGGCACAAGCATTAGAGGCGGTTCTTTGAGCAATAAACAATCCGTCAGAGTTAAAAGGAGACGCCGTGGACAAATCAGATGCTCCATTAATACAAAATGAGGCATTGCCATTACTCCACTTTGGATAAAGTGAAAGTTGAGCCAAAGGGGTTTGAGGGTTTGCTATTGTTGCGGCGAAAATTTGAATAGCCGCTATTGTTGTGGGACTAGAACACCAAAATCCAGCCATAGCATCATTCAATGTGTATTTTGGTGAAATTGCGATAGCGGGATTAAACTGCGTCGAAATATGATGTCCAGAAACGCCTCCACTCCAGCCACTATTAGCACTAAAGGTTAGTCCAGAAGTTAATTCTATCTCAATAGCAGTGTATTGAGTTCCCCAAACATTAGTTAATGAAGTTCCACCATTTACAGCGCAATTAATTGATAAAAAATCAAAATGATCCCCTAATCCAGCGTTAACCAAACCGTCAATAAAGTCGCAGTAAGCTTTTTCTCTAGCAGAGGTGGGGTATGGAACAAGTCTGCTTAAATATTGAAGGGACTGAGCCGAAATGTTTCTTAGCGAAGCGCCCCCAAACCCTTTAGAAATGCCTGTTTTCAAACCCAACATTTTAAGACACTGGTATGTTATATATTGTTGAAAAGTGGGTTTTTAGAGCGTCTCTTTCAGAAGAAGTTAAAGAACCTCTAATTATAATAAAATCAGACATATCGCCAGCAAATTGCTCTCCACCAGTTTCTCCCCAAGAGTAATTAGCCGCTTTGACCAAGTTATCAGTCGAGGCGAAGTTGGACGGCATGGTTGCTCCGTCAACGTCGCAATATAATCTGCCAGACACTCTGTAAAAACGAAGAATATGTTTGGCATTCGCCGAAACATTGCCTCCAAAATGATTATACCCACTAGCATTATAAAAACCAGGTTTTCCAGCACCACCCGAAGCCACCCCTGTTGATGAATAAAAGTAAATTGCTCCAGCCAAAAAGCCCACGCATCTGGTTCCTGTCGAGCTTGTTGGATAGCAGACAACCCACAATTCAAAATCTCCAGTTCCGATAGCTGTTGGAGTCGCAGTAACAAGTGAAGTTGCAAACCTTGTATTTGAGAAACGGAGTGCGGGTTTTGAATCTATATTGCTCGTTAAAATTACCTGTGGCTGAGAGGTTGTTGTGGATTGGGGAAGATCGGAATTTACATTTGATGCTTTTTGATCGTAAACCCTGGAACAAAACCCACTATTGGAACCGACAAAAGAAGAAAACGATACGCTGTCAAAATATCCATTGCTTAAAGTTCCAATATTAGTTTCTACTGACCCAGCAGACTCACGCACTCTTAAACTCTCTGAAACCGCCTCAAAATGTCGTGTTAATCCATAAGATGTCCAAACCTTACTCATAATAGCGTCCAAAGGCGAGACGTATGGTTGAGTGGAAGGTTTTTCTATATTTTTACCCAACTTTAGTCCAAGCCCAAGCATTATTTAAAAGCCTGCAAAGCTCCCGTGGTTAAGCGAATGGTTGTGAATTGGCCGAGAAATTCGTAATTCGTTAGTGTTTTACCAACGAGATAGGAAATCCCACTAATAGAAGAGTGCCCCGTAATGCCAGCAATAACAGCATCAGCATCAACTGTTCGGAAGGCTACCCATCCATTAGGGTTAGAAAATACGCCCGTGCCAGTTATAAAGTCACTGCCGACCCCCAAAGATGAGGCTGTTGCTGATTGGATGGAATATCTCATGTTTTTGTTAGGAGATTACACAAAAACGGCCCATTTAGCGGCCAAAACATACTCAACTTCTGGAATTTCGGCCTTTTGTGCGCAAGAAGAAAGAAAAAGCAAAGCGGCGAAAAGTAGGGAACGCAGGAAAATCATACGGTTATAATAGGTTAAATTTTAAAAAAGTAGATAGAATTCATTTCCGCCGCTGACAATTTTACAGGCAAACCCTGCTGCGGTTCAAAAAAGATTGGGCCGTTTTCTAGGAATATTACGTTTATGGCGTGATTACCCGCATTATCACCATCTTGGCGATAATAGATTTCGCCGATTGCAATACCTTCCGCCGAACCTTTCGACTTGCGGTGGCAAATTTGCGCTAAATTGCGGAAAAAACTCGAAAAATCTTCGCAGTCCCATTTCTCATCCCAAACAGATACGCCCAATTCATCTAGTTTCTTGACGAAAAAGGGATAGAATTTTTCCATCACCCATTTGAGGCTTGGCGCGTTGTAACCACTATCGCTAATCTGACTCTTGCGAGCTTTAGCCACGAAAGGATGTTTTTGAAGGTCTTCGGGCGAAAGAGTTTTCATGTTATTTATTACACTTTGTTTGTTAGTATATTTCGACCCCCAAATATTATGTATCAACTTCAAATCTTCAAGCCACAAAGTTTTGCCAAGGACGGCCAATTTCAAGGAGCCGCAATGAGTCTTCAACTAGGTAACGCTCCGAAAGGGAAAGCTGTTTATCTTAGCTTAGTCCGCCAAAAAAGCTGGGATACCGCCAAGCGACTAGGCTCCTTTTATAACAATAAGGACGAAGGACAATCCGCCCGAATCAAATTCAACGAAATCGAAGTCGGCGGCTTGATTTCTGCCATTCGTCTCTACGAGAACTGGAGCGGCTTTCACTCTTTTGACGATAATAAGACTCAAATCACCTTCTCCACCTACCAAAAAAAGGCCAAAGAGGGAGAAAAAGAGGGCGCAAAAGCGTTTTCTCTCACGGTTTCTCGCAATGGGCTAAAAATTGGCTTGGGAATTGAGAGGTCTGAGGCGGAAGCAATTCGTGTGTTTTTGGAGCAAAGTTTGGTAGAAATGATGCGTGCGTCCTATGAGCAAAGTAATTCGGCGGAATTTCGGGAGGCAAATAAGTGATTAACGATCCAAAATCATTTTGCTGCTGGCTTCAAGGCTATTTTGAACTAGGCGGTGAAAATTTGTCGCCCCAACAGGTTCAAATTATCAAAGACCATTTGGCGCTGGTTTTTAACAAAGTAACGCCAAATTACAACTTTGTATCAGGACTCGTCTTTAAAGATAAAGACCCAATCAATGGCATCCCGTTTGATACTGGAGTTTCAATAACCCCAAACACTAAACTATCAGAAGCTCTTTTTAATCAATCACTAGGAGGATGCGGAATCAAAGGAGATGACGTTTATATTCCGCCAGAATTAAACAACCTTAGACCAACAGGAGAGATAAACAATCTTTTCACCTACTCTGTGTGGAGTAACGATAAATGGGAAGCTTGTAACCAGATGCCTCTCATGACGGGAATGCCTGTTGATTTTTCAACAGCCCTCGAAGATTATAAAAACGGCAACCTATCAAAACACGGAACAGTCGGATACGTTTCTGGACCAAACGGCGGAATGATTTCTACCAGCGAATTTAAAAACTTCGTGGAGAATACAAATAGCGGCCAAAGTGTTCCTGAAACATATCCGTTTGTAGCGTTTAATAAACCAGTAGATTTTCCAATTTTTAAAAGCAATTGGACACCATCATTTGACCCCAATGGGCCAAAATTTCTATCCTGCTAACAATGGAATACAAACTTTTCACCTTTTGGCTAGATGGATTCTTAAAAGGCGTTGGCAGTCGAGCTTTGGCCGAAAATGAAGTTAAACTCATTCGCGGCGAGTTGGAGAAGGCGATAAAGCCAGTGATTTTCTCTATTAATCAGTATGGCGAAAATGGCCAAATCTCAAAACCACAAAAGATAAGACCAGCGTATTGTTAATATAGTGGATGCGTAAAAAAACAATCGCTTTCCACTCCAACAGTAGCAAACTTTTTACGGGATTTGGCCGCGTAACAAGAACCCTTCTTCGTTATCTTTTTAAAACGGGCAAATACGAGTTAATCGAGTGCGCAAACGGGCTTCCTTTTGAAGACGCCAATACAAAAAGAATGCCGTGGATTTGTCATGGCACTTTGCCATCTCTAGAAGAACAGGCGAAAATCTCATCTATTCCAGACCACGGCCAAAGAGAACACCAATCTAGAGCGGCTAGTTATGGCTATCATGGAATTGACGCAATTATAAATAAGTATAAACCTGATATTTGGGTCGGAGCAGAGGACGTATGGGCCTTTCCAGAGTTTGAAAAGAAGGATTGGTTCAACAAATTAAACCCTATTCTTTGGACAACACTTGATAGCCTCCCCACAATTCAAAGCGCAATTGATTTAGCGCCCGTTTTCAAGAACTATTACGTTTGGGCTTCGTTTGCAGAAGAAGACTTTAAACGCATAGGGTATAATCATGTAAAAACTCTTCATGGATGCATTGATCCAGAACCATTCTTTAACATTGGGGCGGAAAAGAAAAAAGAATTGCGAAATAAATTTGGAATTAGCAACGAATCTGTTATTATCGGCCTTACAAGTAGAAATCAGTTGCGCAAGGGATTCCCGCATCTTATTTTCGCGCTAAAAGAGCTTCGAGAAAAGAATCCAAATACTGACTATAGGCTCCTCCTCCATACATCATTTAAAGAAGGTTTCGATATTCCAAAACTAGCGGCGGAATCTGGTATTCCCCTAGATTGCATCTATACAACGTATTTTTGTCGCCAATGCAAAGAATTTGAGGTTAAACCTTTTAGTGGACACGATTTGGATTGCAAATTTTGCGGCGCAAAAAACACGGTTAATACCGTTGACATTCAACATGCCGTTTCAGATGAGCAATTGAATCTTGTTTATAATCTAATGGATATTGCATGTCTGCCCCTAACATCGGGCGGACTGGAATTCTTTTGCCTTGAGAGTAAACTATGTGAGATTCCTCTTTTGGTAACAAATTATAGTTGTGCTACCGACGCTGTAAAAGAAAATAGCGGTGGATTTCCCCTAGATTGGGTTCCAGACGTTGAGATGGGAAGTAATTTTACGAAAGCCCGAACAAAGATTTCATCCATTGTTGAAAAGGTGGAATGGCTATCTTCCCTATCGAAAGAGGAGAGAGAAAACATTGGCAAACAGGGCCGTCAATACGTTCTAGACAATTATTCCATTGATGTAATCGGCAAAAAGTGGGAAGAAATTTTCGACTCTTTGCCAGAAAAAGATTGGGACGCTCCAGAGAATCAACAAAAACCTAAAAACCCCTCTCACATTCCGCCCAACAACCTTTCTCCCGAAGATTTCGCAATAAATCTTTTGACCGAAATGATGCATGAGCGCGTTGACCAAAACACTAGCCATGTCAAAAATTGGGCGGCCCATTTAAAGAAATCGAACGACTATCAAGGCGTTTACAAACACTTCGTAAATCTTGCTCACCAATTTAACGCTAACTTGAACAACAAGCCAGTAGATTTGGCCGAATTGTTGAATAAAGACGATGAGGGGCGCAGGGCAGCAATCGTGATTCCTGAGTCGGCAGGAGACATTGTGATAATCAACAGTTTGCTCGGCCAATTTAAAGCGCTCTATCCAGAATACAACATCTATTTTGTGACAAAACCAGAATTCTTTGAGTTGGTAGAGTCAAACCCAGCCGTTCATAAGGTCTTAGCTTGGGCACCAGTTTTTGAAAACATGTTTTTTATGATTGGCAACGGGACGCACATTGGCTATTTTGATATTGTTAAATATCCACATTGTCAAACTCAGCGCATGTTGGCATATCAATCGACAGAACCTTACAAAACAGAATGGCTTCCCTAAAAACGGCCAATTTCCCACTCAGGAAAACACCGCAAAACAAAAAAAAACTTGACAATCTAGCTCAAATCTGTCATAGTTAGACATGAAAAAGCTAACGAAAAAAGAACAAATCTGGGTTGATAGAGTGGAGAAGCTATTAATGAATCCGCCCTCAAAAAGAATTGGATTGTTTACGATAGGAGATTCCGATCTTCGTGTTTACGACAGAAGCCTTGAAGAAGATATTGATAACCTCATGGACAAAAGAGGTATAGATTTTTGCAGCGCAGTTGACGAACTTGATGCTGGATTTGGATTTATTAATGCTGATATGAGCATTCATTCTACATCAGGCTAAAGTTATTATAGAGGAATGAACCTTCAATCCGTGTACGCAACCGCTCTTGGCGTTATCCCTAAAGAAAAACCAATCCTAAACGAAAAATTCTTCCCCCTCACGGCGGAAAAGTTCATTCTCATTCACAACGATAACAAGCTGCCCTCGAAATATTACGAGCTTTTCCCCGAAGTTATCTCTCTCCTAAAACCCGTCCTTCACAAACTAGGCTATCGAATCTATCAAATTGGCGGCAAAAACGATCCAATCATTGACGGAACAGACGGCCAATTTTTAGGGTTATCATGGGGCCAGACATTTTATTTAATGAAGCGAGCGAGTTTGTTCATGGGGATTGATTCCGTGTGCTCCCACATTGCAGCGGCCTATGAAATTCCATCGGTTGTTTTGTTTAGTCACACATATTCTTCTCAGGTGACAACAAACTGGTTGCCCGCCGATAAAAAAATCATTCTAGAGCCTGAATGGGGCAACCGCAAACCCTCCTATCAACCCAACGAGTCGCCCAAAATGATTCGCACAATTAAGGTTGAGAGGGTTTGTCAAGCAGTTTTCGACCTTCTCTGTAAAGGTGTTCAACTGAACATGAAAACAATTCGTGTCGGCGAAGATTATTACAATCCCGTAATGGAAATTGTTCCAGACCATTTCCAAGAAAACACCGCTTTAAAAAACGGTTACTTGCATTTCCGAATGGATTTGCAGCATAACGAACAGTGTTTGTTTCACTGGCTGGCGAACGGCTACAAGGCTCACATTATCGCCAAACAACCCGTAACCCTAGACGGCTTAAAACAGTTTCGCCCGAACATTGGGCGACTGATTCTAATGGCCAATTCTCTAGAAAGTTTTTCGGCAGAATATCTCAAAGTGGCCAAAAACCTCGGCCTAGACGTATTAATCTTCTGCGAAAAGAAAGAAATTCTGCCCCAGATGAGAGAAAAGTTCTTCGACTACGTTGTAGAAGAACTAGACTACCCCGAAGAAAAAGAGCTTGACAAAATCCCCAAAGACGCTAAATTCTTCACGAAAAAACAAATCATCAGCAACGGCCAAATCTACCCATCAGTGGCTCACTACAAAAGAAACATCCCATTCTCTCGGGCGAATCAAATTTTAGACAGTCAGGATTTTTGGCTTGACTTTGAGTACTTTTACTTTTACATTTAAACATGACAACTGACACAACATCTGCCGCCGAACAGCCTGAAACAATCGTTCTTCCTCGAACCTATCCAGAAAATTACCAGAACGGCCCATTCAAACTGAAACGCAACCAGTTTGGGTTGCTTGATAATGTGGATTACAAGTTCACGCCAGATGCTTTCGTTGATTGGCGGGCCATGATTAATCCAAAATTCCTCTACCCAAATAAGGGCTGGTTTGAGCGAGCGGGTAAAGAAGTTCCAACCTCCATCGAAGGATTGGAAGATCATCAACTTCTCTGTAAATTGGGCGGATATAAGGAATTGGCGCGTTTACGCGGGTATTCCAATGTAAATTACAAACTAGAATATCTCCCAAATGGAGTTTCGGCTATTTGTTCGATTCATTGGTTGCCTAATTTTGAAACAGATGGCGGTTATGTAAATTTCCAATCAATTGCCAATTCCACAAGCGAAAACTGCGGCCCAATGTGTGACCTGTTTAAAGAAACTCAAGCCGAAAATCGGGCGTTTGTTCGCTGCGTTCGCAATTTCTTAAACATCAACATTGTTGGTGACGATGAAATTTTCAAGGGCAAAAACGCTGTTCACGAAGAACAGGACAACGCCCCAAATGCCTACGATCCGAACTACACTCTTGAGCAACATGCCAAGAAAAAGTTCAAATCCTTTGACGAATTCAAAAAACATTTCGCGGAACAAAAGTATAAAAAAGTTACTAACGTAACATGGACTAGCTATAAGGACATTCCCGTAGCTGATTGTCGCAAGTTGATTGAAATTCTCACTGCCTAAAACATGAAACACTGGAACTTTTTTCCTTGTCTATTGGCACTTTTGGCCGTTTTTTGGTGGAGATTTGTTGATCTTCGGTTAGAAGAAATAAAAATTGAAGGCACTCGCCCAAAAATCGAAATCCGCTCAATTCAAGACGCGCCATTTAATTTTGGAGTTCCGCCAATTCCTCAATTAGGTTTGCCGCCCGAAAACACGCCATTTTTTGATCCTCATGCCCCAAACAGTGCGGAAAATGTTATCCCTGAAAATAAAACCAAAATTTAAAAATGCCCACCGACCCAGCTCACCGACAGCCGCCTATCGCCGCTGAAACCACAACCGCCGAACAAACGCCCGCACAGCCCGACGCTTGCGGCTGTTCGGTGCAGCGAAATTGTTCTGCCTTGAATTCCACGGACAGCGTTGATGAGGAGGGTTTGAGGCATCTAGCTCCTAAAGGCGTGAAAAGAATTGCTAATGCTCTGAAAGTGCTATTCGGAAGAAGTATGGCGGTAAGTCTAGTCCCACTGTCACGGGATCAGCTCGAACGACGACTCGTAAATCTTCATTATGCCCATCGAGAGCGACGAGATACGGTTTTTGAGCGTCTAAAACGATATATTGGTTGGTGACGACGATGTTAGAATCGTCCAGAAGAACGACAGAACCAATTCTTTTAGTTTCCTCGTTTTCTCTGTAGTAAAGTGGTAGGCGAGTCATAAGATAGGCTAACTTTCTCTTCTATTTCCCCCGCCGAAAAAATACTGGCGGAGTTGTGGGGGGGGGGTTGGCAGAACTCCAGCCCTCCCACCGAGCCTTTGGCGAGGTTGGGTGCGGCAAGTTTCGTGGGAGGCGAGTTAATATAATGCATGGTTAGAAAAATCACTAATCCCGCCGAATACCTAACGCTCCTAGACAATCTTGAAAAGCAGTGGTTTTTTGACAACCAAAATGCGGGGCATGTTTTGCCGATTAGCAAAGAAGGTTTAGCAACCCTCGCCAACTCTCAATTACTAACTTGGAATTATCACTGTTGGTCGAATGAAGCATTGGATAGCATATTTTTGGGACAGTCAGGGTTCAATCCGCTGTTCAACCGAACAGCCTTCCAAGAAATGCTTTGGCTATCAAAAACAGGTTACGGCGTGAAATTGTTGAAAGCGGCGCTTGACTTTGCCAAGTCATATGATACACTAATCATGGGTTCAGTATCGGCCCGAAACAATGACAAACTAAAAAAATTATACCAAAAACTCGGCCTAAAACAGGACGGCGTTTGTTGGTTAAAACTCCAAAACCCCAAAACACTATGACAGAACAACGAAAAAACCAAATCCTCAAATTGGAAGAAGAAAACGGCGTTTATGGCGTAACTTGCGAATGCTTTGCCTCGATTCTAAAAGAAGATGGCTTTTCCCGCGCCGAAGTTGAGGAATATTATGCCGACGATCCTGAATTTATCGAAATGGCAAAACTTGATAGGGTTTTTGACAGAGAATAAAATGTGGCCCTTCTCTAAGAAACAGCCAATCTTCCGCGAAATTTCCCGCGAATACCTTGGATATAAAATGGAGCCATGTATGGGTCGCGGCGGAATGGGAACAGATGTTGACACATTTTCAATTTGGGCCGTTACTCTTGAAGACGTAGAAACGGGCAAAAGAAAAGTAGAAAAACAATTAAAACTGGAATTCTAATATGAACCTAGACTACGAAAAAGTCCTAACCCGCGCCAATCAGTTATACAAAGAAGCAAAGTGGGAAAAATATCCCCTTTACTATAACGAAGATGATGACTTTGAAATCGAAAGCGATCAGGTCAAGTGTATGCTGAAAGCCTTAATCGAAGAACTAAACAAGTGAAAACCCTAGACGAACTCCCAACCCTTCTCGATTCCATGATTTCCTCTCAAAAGGAGAAGAAATTAAAAACCTACGTTGCTAAGTATAAAGGCAAAAACCTAGTTATGACAAGTGGCAAAAGCTCGTGGAAAGCAATGAATCATGCGAAAGCGGCTGTTTTGAATCATTTTTCATATGAAGAACAAAGATACAAATATCCTCCAACAGAAAAATATATTGGAGCAGATGGACGAGAACGCCAAAACTATGACTACTCACAGGCAGAAAAAAGAGAAAAAGAGTTTCGCGCTAAGTTGTGGGAGCTAGTTGAAATTGTGGAGTTGAAAGACTAAATAATAAAAACCACACAAACCATCCCCAAAATAACAACTTTCCGCCGAAAATAACGAAAACCCCAAGAAACGGGCCGAAAATAATAAAAATGCAAGTCCGCCTACTAACAAAAACCATCGGCCTTCACGAATACGAAGGAAAGTCAATCGACGAAATCATCACGGGCATTGCCCGAATCAGCTCTTCTAGGGAAACGAATGAGCTATTTAATGAACCACACAAACTTCTTAGACATTGCATTAGTAATGGCCATTGGAGCGTTTTTGGAACATGTAATCTTGGGTTTGAAATCGTGACCAGCAGAGCGATTGGCCGCGAACTTCTCCGACATTGGAGCCTCTCTCCACAGGAATTCTCCCAAAGATACAAGGCCGTTTCAGAATTTGAACCTATTGAGATTAGAAAACAGTGCGCGAATAATCGTCAAAGCTCTACGGAAGTTTTTGATCCAAGAGACAATAATAGGCCGCTTTTAGCGTCAGAAGCTATTGCCTTTAGCTTGAAAATGACAAAAGACCTATATCAAGACTTGCTTCATCAAGGAGTAGCTAAAGAATGCGCCCGAATGATTCTCCCTGAAACGACTCAAACAACTCTTTATTTTAACGGCAAAATTCGAGATTGGATTACGACGCTTAATCAGCGTCTCCACAAGACGGCCCAAAAAGAGTGCCGATTGGTAGCAGAAGCGATTCGAGATATTTTTATTCAAGAGTGTCCGATTATCAGTAAAATGCTTTTCAATTTTGAGGATGCATATGATTGTCACGTTTTGGACAGGGTTCTTCTCGAAAAATACGGCGTTTATCAAATGGTAAAAACAAATGGTTACAAAAAGCTCGCCGCGAGTTAATATAAACCATGAGAAAAACCGTCGCCAAACAAATCCGCAAACTCGTCAATCCAGAAAACCCCGCTAGTCGCCGCGTTTACCGCCGATTGAAGAAAGCCTATAACACCCTTCCCCACAACAAGAAGGGTCAATTTTTGAAGATTTTGGGTTTGAGTTTTACGCCGACTAATACTCAGTAACAGTAACCCAACTTCCCGCTGTAATTGAAACAGTGTTAGGCCCGCTAGTTTCTTTTGCCGCGAGCAAGTGAAGGGTTGACGCATTATCCCCGTTAACCACAAAAGCGTTAAACAAAATATTTGACACGGAGGTATCCCCATGATCACTTGTGTTCATCTGGTTGTAACCAGTAACAGCGTAGGTTTTGGGCGATTTTGAGTAATCATTGATTAGCAAATTTCCCCGCGCATAAACAGCCTGATTCGTGCCGCTAAACCCTATCGAAACCCCTTCCGTGGTAGAAGAGCCAGAATAGTGAAGGTTGTAGTCTATTTGGTATTTTTTACCATTATTTAACCCCATAGATAATCCAGAAACAATCGAAGGCGTATTTGTTAATGGAAAGTCGCCAGTCAAATATTGGCTTAAAAATCGACTAGAGTTCGAGAAATAAAAGTTATTTTGAGCGATCAAAGAATAGTCCTCCAAAGTTTGTATTGACCGTTAGGGTTTTGTAGTTGAGCCATTAAATAAATATATCCCGTGCCGCGAGTGTAATCAGAAATTCCAGTTCCTTCGCCCGAAACAAGAATCCTTGTAAAGTTTCCAGTGTCGGAAACGGCGTATTCAGAAACGCTTAATCCAGAATGGCCCGAAATCCTTGACAAAGTATTGTCTGTAATCAGAATCTCCCTAGATGAGCAGAAACCACTCGCGTCTGTTAATTGGGCCGTGTATTTGATTGTGCGGAAGGGATAAGTCTCACTTTGAGAAATTGAAGAGCTTAAATTAGGATTATAATACTCACCAGTTCTCATGTTGCCAGAAATGTTAGCCACAACATCCAAGATTTGATAATCCGATCCAACAATTGTGCCAGTATGAAGAGTATGAATACAATACGCTCCATCCTGTAAAATTACAACAGAACGGCCCGTCAAGTTATTAATCGGCGGAGACGCTATTTCTCCATTATACATTAATCCGCTTGCATAGCCAGTAAATAAAACGCCCGATCCAAAGTTGTCATACGGCAAAATCTTATAATGGTAATAATTACCATCAACTGGTTGCTCGCCCTCATTAATTGTCAAGGTGTAGGCGGTTTTTTGTTCAAAAATGCTAATGCTTTTTAGCAAGTTTGCGCCAGCGCCAGTTCCCGTTACTACTGAGAAACTAGGAGACGCCCCCGAATAAATTTCAAATTTAGAAACATCATAATAATCTGCGCCGCTCATATACAAGCTAATATCAATCTTGCCAGTTTGTCTGTTTGGGCCGCTTGTTCCATCCAAAACGCCTGAAAATCCGCTGACAACGGCAGCGTTGTGATAAATTGTGTATCTCCCGCTAGACATTGAAGTGGGCGATTGCTCTCTCAATTTAAACGTTAAACGATAAGCTCTTTGAGGATCACCGCTGAATGCTTGAATGTTTTTCTCTTTTGAGAAAACATAAGTTGGACCGATTAATCCCGTTTCAAAATTCGCCCCGCTTGGAGCAAAAGAGCCGTTAGTGTATCGAACGTCAACATCAAACGTAAGATTATTCTGTCCACCATATTGAGAACGAGTGTTAACGGTTTGATTATACTTGTCAAGGGCTGAAATTGTTAGTGTAGCGTCTTCTGGAATACAAATGCCGCTTCCTTCGCCAACTGCTGGTGGAGTTGCCTTGTTATAAATTTGTTGGAAAGTGTACATTAGGCGATTGAAATGTTGGTAATGTGGGGCGTAATTAAGCTGGCGCTAGGCAAAATCGTTACTCCAGTTGATGAAGTTCTTGAGGTGTATCCCAAGCTTTGGTTTTTAGCACTCACGGACAGCCTGTAAAAGCCAACTTGCTCTTGGTCTAGCAGGACATAGTTATTTGTTTCTGTTGAGGATGTCACTCTTGAACCATTTGGTTTCGACAGCGTAACATAATAACTACTTGCTCCAACAACAGGATTCCATGATCCAGACAGGTCAACGACACTTGTTCCGCCGAAATTTCCGCTGGAAAATGCGGTTATAACAACATCGTTTAACTGATAATTTTCAACGATTGATGATGAAGTGTTGAGTTTTGGCCGCTGAATGAACGAGAATGTATCGTAAAAGTCGTTCAAGTTTTGCGCTGCCTCAATTTCTGCAAACTTGCCAGAGTTAAATTTGATAGCGGCCATTTCAAACTCATTCGGCGCGATTTCTCGAATGCTGGCAATTTTATAAACTTCTTTAGGCACGCCAGAAACAGAAACGGAATATGGTGTTCCAACTTGAACATTATGCAAGAAATCCAAGTTTGGATTGTCAACTGAGGTGTAATCAACAACTCCGCCAGTTGCCCAAACTCCTGTCGGGAAAGACGTGTTTGGTGATCCACTTGTAATAACGATGCCAGACTTGACTGCCCGCAAATACCAGTACGTTCCGCTTCTCGATATGCTGTAACCAGTTGTGGCATTAATCCCAGAAAACAAAGTGTATCCGCCGCTTGTTCCAATTCCAGAATACAATCCAGTTCTCGGGCCAGCAACTCCAGACTGTTGAATTCCAGTTACTAAAATTTGCTGATATTCTTGGCGCGGAGACAAATAAACATTGCAACCATATTCGGGCGAATTATCATATCCAGTAATTTTGTAGCTTTGGATGCTAGGTACATCGTTAGTGTATATGTCTTCAAAAGACAATCCACCGCTGTAACGAGCTTTGCCATACATTTCGTCCCAACTTTTGCCGCCGCTTGGCGAAACAAGGGTTAATTCGCCCAAAAATACCCCACTTTGGAATTTTTCATTTAATCTGACCGTTCTAGAGTCTGGGTCGATTGACAAAACGCGGCCAAAGTTTTTTTGTTGGGTTTTGAGTTCGTCGTTTACATTAATCAAATCTCCAGGTTTGACAATCAAAGCGTCCATTCCAGCCGTAAAGCTGACACTTTCATTTTCGTCGGTTGTCCCGTAAAGAATATGTTGGCCGATTCTATTCGCCAGCGTTTTAGACGTTACTCCAAAAGAATCGTAGGTTGTTTTGAGAACGCCTCTTTTACGAATACTTTCCACGTTTTCAACGTATTCAACCTTACTTTTAAAGTCGTCGTTTTCGTCCAAGTAGGCCACTTCAACCACGTTAAACTCTTGATCGCGGCGAGACGAAGAATAAGAGAAAATCCCTTCTTTGACGTTTGAGTTTGAAAACTCAAAAGCTGGAACTTTTAGCCTGTCGTCGGCGAAGTTAACCTCTCCATTGTGATAAAAAATACTGCCCCTGAAAGACGCGGCAATTGAATTAATTGTTTGAAAAACATCAGTTCTGTCGCCCAAAATAATGTTAATTGAATATCTTGGCTCTTTGCCGCCAAAAGCGTTTGGAACACCAACAAACACACCGTTTTTATCCACGGCATCACAGAATTGGCCGATTTTATAAAGCTCCCAAACGTTGATTTGTCTTGGGTCAAGAAAGTTTCCAAGGCCATACTCTTGATTAATCAACAGGTCAAACAACACCCAAGCTGGATTATCAGTCCATAGCTCTTTGAATGTGCCGTCCCAATTTCCCCTGTAAATTTGCAAATCGCTGGCAGTTGCAGCGCTAAAATCCTCTTGAGTTCTATACCTTCGCTTGTCTTCGCCGTTTGGTTTGAGGGGGAAATAGTTACTTGGAACAAAAACCCTTTTCAGTCTTGCGTCGTAGGAACGCGGCGGAATTTGTGAAATGTTTCGGCTGTCAATTTTCGTGCCGATAATCGCCGAATTTGGGTAAGAGAATGATGTACTGATTATTTCAGTCACTTTTTCTAGTGAAATTTCACGGCGAACCAAGACGGAGCTAGATTCATGGGTTGTTCTTGTGACGCGAACGAATCGTTTTTTACCAGATTCAACACTTGGCAGAACAATTCCAGAAGATGCGTTTAGCGCTCCGCCCGAATTTGACGCGGCCACAAATGAATATTTAGATAAAATAGACGAATTTTCTTCGCGGCCAATGTCAACAAGCACAGCATTATCAGCAATACCGCTAATCTGGTAAACTCTTTTTTGGACGGTTGACTCAACCTCTCGACCAAAAGAGTCTTGAAGACCCCATTCAACAGTAAATCTTACTGCTGTTGGTAGTTTTGCGCCAGCTTGAACGCTTCCGATTCCATTTAAACTTTGGTCTATTTGGTTTGTATCGGAAAGGGCGCGAACACCAATTGTTAAATACACCCTGTCAACATTGCTGTTTTCAATGACGTGAACAATGGGAATTGCGCTCTCAACGTAAGTTGATTTATTGTTTCCAGCATAGCTCGAAAAGCTTTTGCCGCTACGATTGTCTGTTGAACCTTCTCCAGAAGCATTTTCGGCCAAAGGTATCTCAGAGTATCCGAGAGTCGAAAAACCATTTGCATCACCAAAGTTTGAAACGCGGAAAATTGATCCGCCGACATTGAACGGGCCAGCTAATTTTACGCCATATTCTTTTGAAATATAAACTTTTCTGAAATAAGAGAGCGGCGTCTGAAATTCATCGCCCATTCTTGCCTCCGCCAGAACATTGTTATAGTTGTATTTTTCATTTGCATAGTTCAATACAACAAGCTTGGACACGAAATCTTTAATTGCTTGAACGCTTTCTTGAGTTGGGCCGTCGCCATTTTTGGCCCCAAACAAAATTATTGATCCGCCGATTTCAACAACAGTTGATGACGTTTTTCTAACATAGGTTAAATCAATATAATTCATCGCGCCAAACTTCTTGGCCGAAGTCAAATCGTCAATTTCCAACCTTTGGAACGCTTGATTCCGAACATCCTCAAGCAATACACAATTTGTATATTCGTCAACGACAAAATCAGAAGACACAGTTTGCGTCTTTTCTGGTGTTTGAAAAATTGCAACCGTGTTTGAGCAGTCGTTTTGAACCGTCTCATCGAAAGGTTCTCCAAAATTGATTTTTACGGCGAAAAACGGATACTCAGAATCGTCTTTTGTCTCGTCAAAAGAGAGAACGTTATTCTTTACATCGACCCAACTGTTATAATTGAATCTCAGCTTTTTCGCCGAAGCGTTTTGAGAAGCGTCAACGCCGAATCCAGCAGGCGATTCTGCAACCGTGGCAATAAGGTCTATGGACTTGTAAATGCTTTTGGCAATGTCGTCTCTCTCCCATGTGATTTCAAAAGAGTTGTCCCGAACAACAGAAGTTGGACACTCGAAAATATTTCCAATATCGCCGCTCGAAGAGACTGGAGAATATGTTAAACATGTGTATGGATCGTTAACGGACGCATGATTTGCAAAATAAGAGCGTGTTTTTAAAACACTTGGCCCGTATCTGCCTGTTAAAAATTCTGTTCCGCCAGTTGCGTTGACACTGGCTGCTCCAGTGAAATTTTTTTCATTAAAACTTCCCGATCTAAACCATAAACTGTAAAGATTATTCGCTAATCCAGTCAGGGAAAATTCCGCACTTGCCACGGCGCTTGTGCCAGTATAGCTTGCATCAATGCTTTTCTTAACAGGAACATCGTCAAAGTAAATGCCCTCAAAAATGCGATGGCCTTGAACATATTGGCCGTTTTGATTAACGAGTCCGTCAATAGGCCCGTCTGAAATCAGGTCAATGTTTTCGGCGTAAGAATAACTTGCCAAACTTTGAAGAGCGCCTAGTTTTGGTGGCTGCAATTCTGCTGGCGGCGGCGGCGCTGGCGGAGGAATGCTTATGCTGACATCTCCGCCCCTTCTTCCAGCACCCTCGATAATTGATTTTTTGTTTAAAAAGTGCTGCATTAAATTTGCTGGTTGTGGACAATGCTCATGTAACTTTGACCCTCTTCAAGGCTTTGGGAGGCAAATTCATCAAAAGTGCTTACGCTGTTTGGGTAACTTTTGATGTTTTCTTGGATAATAGCGCTTCCTACGCGGAGTCTTCCATAGGCGAGAGGAATAGGATTCCCTTGAGATGCAACGTTTTCTCTGTTTGAGAAAAGGAACGACTTGCTTGTTGCACTGGTTGCGGCAGTTGATTGGTTGGGGTTGCTTTGAGAAATGGCATTTGCTTGTGGCGGTTTTGTTAGGAGGCTTTGCAAACCAAAAGAAATGGCCGAAAATGCCACAGCCAAAAGCATTGACCCGATTAGTGTTGCTGTTCCGCCGAGCGCAACGCCGCCAATTGCTGCAAGAGCGCCCACAACCAACGCTGCTACGCCAGCGCCAAAAATCGTGGGAACAATGTGAATTGTTTTCATTTTTGAAACAACGGACAAGTCATTTTCGTTGGAAAGCTCCCTGTCATCAACAACAAGAGTGTATTGGCAACCATTTTTGCCCAATTCAATAATTTCTTTGTTGAACCCCTCGAAAGAACACTCTAAAGCCCTAAACACATCTCTTGGTTTGGAAAGCGAAAAGCAGTGTTTTTTGCCATATTTTTGGCCCAAATAACCATGAATGAAAACGGTGGTCATAACAGCTTTCCAAACTCCTCTAAAAGGTTTTCGTTCACTTCGCTGTTTTCAGGAACATGCAAGTGAAACTTGTTTTCTGGAATAGAGTAAACTAAAAAAGGCAACGCGCAATTCTTAGAGTTTGCCAAGTCAAATTCGCTAGGCTCACAACCACTGTTTATATGAGAATGAAACACGGCCACGAAAATATACTCGTTTTTAAACTTTAAATAATCCAGTGGCGAAATAGAAAAATACTTGTTTGGCTCTGGATTGTGGTTGTGCATTTGCTTAAACAAAAACTCTTTGCCGTCAAAGCCAATAAACCCGCAGATTTCGGCCATTGGGCTAGTTTTTGAAGCTGTTATCAATTGTTTAATCATTAAAACCGATATTTGTTGGTTGCAGGATACCCGCCGAAAGGAAGATAACCCTTGTAGCAAAGGTTTGTTGGATCGTCCATGAAGCGCTTTTTGCAGCCAGTGATTGTTTTTGAGCACTCGTCTTTCTCCCAATAGAGAGAGCCGTTTGGCTGGTTTGGATGATTTGTTGGGCTGGAAACGTGGCTGGCAATGCAAACGAAAAATGTTTTTGGCGGATTTTTGTAGTTTTCAACGTAAACGCAAGCACCTCGCTGGTATGTTTCACCGTTTACCCAAAGGTTTCGCGCCGATTTTAGCTCAAAATCACCCGTGAATGGCGAGGAGAAATCAGAATCGTCGGATTTGCAAATTGGAGGACCACAATAATTGCATCCTTTGCCACGATACTGGAAGGGACAATAGTTTGCAATAATGGTTTTCCCCGCAATGTTAAAGCTCTCAAGGTCAAATGGATAAGTTAGCTCAAGCTCCACAAGTTCCTTGTTTTCGCCAGTCTTTTGAGAAACAACATATTCCTCACGAGAAAGAATGCCGTTTGGGTCTGGAATTCCGTATGGGTTTGTGCCAGCGTCAAAGTTTTCAGCATCCAAACACCGAACCATTGTTTTGATTATCACAATTTTAGCGTTACGAAATTCATTTTTTCGGCGCAAAAGTTGAGAAATTTGTCCTCCAACGTTGGAAATTCGGATTTTTGGGCGAGAAATTCGTTGCTGGATGTTGGTTTCCGTGGAGTCAATTTCGGCGGCAATAGGAGAATATCTGATTCCCCCGAAAACGATTGACCCATTAAAACCATTCGTGCCATTTACAAAGGGAAAGTAATTTTCGGGTTCTTGCAACGTATCATAGTAAAGCCTATAGAGATTCACCACCGCGCTTGGGGCGATTTGCAGCAAGTTTCTTTTGCTTTTTTCTGATAGAGCCATGAGTTTAAACCGTTATCCTTGATAGTGAGTTACACTGTAAAGGCACACTAACCACGCTTTGGAATAGTAAAAATAAGATATTTAAAAAGTTCTATGTTATTTTTTAACAATTAGTGTAATATATTTAGAGTGAATCATCGCGGTTATAAATTTCGTATCTATCCAGCGCCAGAACAAGAGGCTGTTCTACGCAAAACAATTGGATCGTGCAGATTTGTCTATAATTGGGCGCTAGCACAGAGAAGAGAGGCGTGGGTTAAAGAGAAGAAATCCATAAACTACGCCAAATCGTGCAAGGCGTTGACGGAGTTAAAAGGCTCTCCCGAAAAGGCTTGGCTTAATGAAGTGTCGAGCGTTTGCTTGCAGCAAAGTTTGAATAATTTAGATGTTGCGTTCGGCAATTTCTTCAAGAAACGCGCCGCGTATCCCTCGTTTAAAGCTCGCAAAAATGGCGGTTCTGCGCGGTTCACAGATAACGCTTTCCGCCTAAAAGGCGACTATCTTTTTCTCGCGAAGATTAAAACACCCTTTAAAGTCGTTTGGTCGCGCCCGCTTTCCAATATCCCAAATTCAGTAACCGTTTCTCAAAATGCTAGCGGTCAATGGTTTGCCTCATTCCTATGCGAGGAGGAAATTGCCAAACTTCCGCCTTCCGACAAACGAATCGGTATCGACGCTGGTATTGAAAACTTCGCAACTCTCTCAGACGGGCGAAAATTTCAATCTCCGAAAGCGATTCGTAAATTGCGCAAGAAACTAGCACGCCTGCAAAGGCGTCACTCTCGCAAAAAGAAAGGTTCTAAAAACCGTGAACGCGCCCGCAAAAAAGTTGCCCGTGTTCACCAGCGCATCGCAGATGTGCGCAAAGATTTCCTCCACAAATTGTCAACTCAACTCGTTCGCGAAAACCAAGCGATTGCTTTGGAAGACTTGTCTGTGTCAAGTATGGTCAAGAACCGCAAACTTTCTCGCGTAATTAGCGAGCAAGGCTGGCGCGAATTCAGAACTATACTTGAATACAAGTGCGAGTGGTATGGGCGAGAACTACTAATCGTAGATCGTTGGTTCCCAAGTAGCAAAACCTGCTCATGTTGTGGAGCGAAGGCTAGCTTTGGCCTAGAAATAAGGCAATGGACGTGTGGCGCTTGCGGCGCAAGCCACGACAGAGACGTGAACGCCGCGAAAAACATTTTGGCCGCTGGACAAGCGGTGTCAGACTGTGGAGTGGACGGAAGACCAACGAAGAACTACGTTCTTCGGGGCAGGACACAACGAAGCAGTAAAACGAAAGCGCGAGCATCGAAAACAACATCTCTTAAAGATGAATAAATGTCAAACTATCGAAGAGTTTTATATTAACGGCAGCTTTTTCGCGAAAGAAAAGAAGGTTCTAGAAATTTGGAAAACCTTTTGCCTGAAAAGTCCGCCGTTGCCCGAATTGGGAAAAGGCTCGTTGTCGGGCCGACACGACAAGATTTTTGACTATTTTCGGCGGAATTTTGAGAATAACCTGTGTTTTCTAGAGAAAAATGGCCGATTTGTGATTTTTGGAGATGGGAAAAGCTGGCTGGACGACCCAACCGCAACCTTACCCGCTGGTAAATTGGCGACAATGATTATGGGCGCATCAGAAAAAACCCTAGACCCATACGATTCTATAAAAATGCTGCAAGAGTTTTTCCGCCGATTGAAGGAAAAATACAGTTATGACGTTGTAGCTTGGAACCAAAACAGGGAATTCCGCCGAAAACCATTTGAGCGGCTAATGAAGAGACTCGGGGCGAAACAAACGGGAGATTGCTTTTACTTGAAACTATGATTGAACACAAAAAATTCAAACACGCACTAGACAAACACGGCTGCGGGGAGATGGGATTTTCCGCCGAGGTAGTTTTTAAGAAATTGGCCGAAGAAAAAGGCTATTCCGTAAGGGTGGCCCGTCGTGAAGAACAGTTTTCTCATGTAGATTTCATTCTTTCAAAGGGGAAAGAAGAGTGGAGAATCGACGTAAAAGGAGCCAAACGCAAGAAAAGAACGGACGAAAATGTAGATTACACCATTTTGTGGCTGGAATTTCGTAATGGCAACGGCGGAGAGGGCTGGCTTACAAAGGAAGAAAAGGGCGCAACAACAATTGCTTTTGAATTAGAGAACGAATTTGTTATTGTTTCGAGGAAAGAATTGCTGGAATTGGCAAAAAAACTGTGCAATCTCGAAAATCGTGTTGACTCGGCCAAAAAGGCGTTGTATAATGGTTACAAGAGATTCGGGCGGCGCGATTTGCTGTCCATTATCAAAACAGAAGACTTATACAAAATCAAACACAGCATATGGCCGAAAAACTAATCAAAGACGGAAAAGTGGCAGTTCTATATTCACCAAGATATGGGGCGGGATGGTATAGCTGGAATACGGAACATAAAGACTTGCTTTTTCATCCAAAAATCGTTCAAAAAGTTCTCGACGGAAAGAGAGAAGAGATAACCGACGAATTCATCCAAGACCTTCTTGGAATTAACATTTACACGGGGGGGGCAGAAGACCTTGAGGTGGAATGGATTGCAGAAGGGACAGCGTTTGAAATTACAGAACATGATGGTTACGAACGAATTGAAACTATATCTAACCACGAATGGCTTGTCTCTTAACAAAACATGAATAACCCACCCCAAATCCCTCCCGCTTACTACTGCGGAGGCTATACGAGTCTAGCAGAATGCGCTGAATGCAAAGCAATTGGCCAATATTGGGACTTCCATCCAGCTAACCCTTGTCGTTTTTGCGGCGGAAAAGTAAAAGAAATCGACGCTGGAATTTGGCGGCAGAAAGTTGTTGGGAAGAAGTTTTTCGGCCTATTTAACAAATACGAAGGATATTGGGAGAAAAAATGATTAAAATCAAAACAATCCTTAACCACGGCGGCTCCTATCCCTTCCAAATCGACGCATTAACAATTGATGATAGGATGATTTATGGTCGCTATAGAAATGGCCGAGTTCGCGTTTACGTTGGCGAATTTGGAGATTTCTCAGAATATGCTGCTGTAGATGGTGACATGATATTCTCTAATTTGATTGGAGACGCATTTGACGGAACTATGACCCTCGAAGAATTTAAAGAAGCGACCAAAACAACGCTTGACTTTTCTGAGGCAGTAGATGATAGTTAAACATGCTAACCTTTAAATACAAATTCTACGAACGCAGTCCTGATGGGCTTCTCAAACAACCTCCAGTTTTAGGAGCGTATTACGATGAAGACTACTCATTGAGGGGCTACTTTGACACAGAGCAAGACGCTAAAAATGTTATCCTAAATTTACAAGGACAAGACCAACATTACGCGGCGGAATTAGTTCTTGTTCAGGAGGTTGTTCATACTTACGAATAATATGGCCCATTCATACTTTCACGCAAAAAGCTCCGCAAAGAAATTTGGCGGTAAGCTGGAAGACTACCTTCCACTACATTGCTGGTTTGACGAAAGCAAATCTTATATTGCGGAGGCACAACACCGCGCTCTGAGGCATCACTCGGAGGGAATCTTTATGGCGGAAAAGATTTTCGGCCAAATCATTAAAAACTCCGTTGGGAAAGAAATTCCAGTGAGAATAGTCGGAGAACAACACATGTTGGAGGATTTTGGCTTTATTCCAACCGTAGCCGATTGGTTATTGAAAATTCCACTAGAGCCTTGGATGTATAAAAAAGCGAAAAAACTCTCAAAAACTCTATGAACCACCCGCTTAAAACCCTAAACCAAACCTATCAAATGAGCATCAAACCTCTAACAGAGGCTTACGAAAAAAGCCTAGAACAAGAGCAACAAAAATTTCTAAAAGGAGTGGTTGAATTCTTTGAGGCGAAATCTATTTCTTTTGAAGGTGGCGAAAACTACAACGACGAGGAATATTACGACGACCTGATGGATTTTTATGTTGATGGAGAATCCGTTCAGTCTAATTTTAAACTCGGTTCTCAAGTTTACGAAAAACTTTTCGGCGAAAAGTCTCCCTATACAGACGAAGAAGACCCGTGGGATCAATGGCGCGAAATTAAAGAAGAACTAATGAACCAAATGCCAGAATTCATCAAAACCAAAACCTGCTCATATGAAACTAACTGAAATCAACGAAGCCCTCAAAGCCAAACAATCCGCCGCCGAAGAAGAATACCTAGATTCTATCGGCCAATGGATTTGTCTTTTCAAACCAGACGCCAAAACCTTTGAATTTGAGGGTCATAGCGAATATAATGACGAAGGAGGATGCGATATGTGGTTCTCCAGCCTTTATATTGACGACAAATCTTTGGAAGAAATCATTGGCGAAATGAGCAAAGACGACATTCTCAAGTATTTTGAGGTTTCAAAGTATTACGCAGACGATTTTAAAGAAAGCAGCGATCCAGAAGAAATTTGGGACATGGTTAAAGACAAATTGGATTTCGATGAGTGCGTTTACGAATATGGAAAACAAGAGATTTAAATTCACAACCGATGATGACGGCCATAACTACCTAATTCCCGCCGATAAGAAATACGAGTGGTTCTCCTATCCGCAAGAATTCTATCGAGCCAACGAGGCTTGCGAACCTTTGCCCAAACAACCAGATTGGGTTGTTGAGATTGATTCGCACGAACTTTGGAGCTTTGAAAATCCGAAATTAGAAAAATGATTAAACACAAAAAACAAAAACGCGGCTACTCCTGCATTGCTCTTGACCGCCCAAAATCTGCCAGCAATGTTGGCGGCGTTCTTCGTGCGGCGGGTTGTTATGGCGCTGATTTGATTGTTGTTTCGGGCCAAAGATACAATAAATCCAAGCTCGACACCCAAAAAGCTCACAAACACATTCCTCTTCTAGAAGTCCAAGATATTGAAGCGTCTGTTCCAAAGGATTGCGAAGTTGTAGCGGTTGATTTAGTGGACGGAGCGACTAATCTTTGTAATTTTGTTCATCCAGAACGAGCCATGTATGTATTCGGCAGTGAGGATTCAACCCTTGATGACCGCGTTCTCAAGTTTGCGAAATATAAGGTTTATGTTCCAACGAACCACTGCATGAATTTAGCCGCAACAGCTAATGTCATTTTGTATGACCGAATGACGAAGAGAAAGGAATTCGATGTATAAAACTTTTTATAAGGCCCAATCTCACACCTTCTCAATCCATGAAGTTTTGGTTCAAAAAGCCAATGAAAAAAGTGTTTGGCTGGTTCAACGTGCTCTTTTCGAGGGCGAAAATGACATTTTTAAAGCCGTGGCCCGAAAAACAAACCACGAACAATACTTTGAAACCCTTGAACAGGCCAAGTCTTTCCTCCAACCTCTTCTCGAAAAGGAAATAGAAAGAACAGAAGAAAAACTAAAAGACCTAAACGAAGGAATCACCCTTTTCAAACTCCGCGAAAACAAAAAA